GCTCCGGGTAGGACCACGGGTAACCGAACTTTCCCTCAAGCAGGTAGCGCCAGAGCTTCGGGCCGTTCAGCCCGTCGATCAGGAGGGGCGTATCATCAGACGCGAGCTGATCCGCGTAGACGGTGACTTCGACACTGGTCGTGTCTGGCGGCAGCGCCATATAGCCTAATGCCGTCGTCGGCAGTTCGGCGATGATCAAGCCAGGTGACCGCACGTGCCGCGTCCCGCCGAAGGCGAAGACGCGGCCGGGGCCCACGGAACCGAGCAGGAAGGTTCCCGTCGCCTGCGTGTCCAGCCGCTTGAGCTTGACGCGCGCGGGACCCGTGAACGTCGGCGCCGCCGCCGTAATCCCCGTTTCGAATTGATGGAACACCATCGGCTGCGAAATCGACTCGAGCAGGTTCTTCGTGATGATGTTATCGGCGCGGACCGCACTGGCGGCGTCGAAACTGACGACCGCCCGAACACCGACGACACGCCCCGAAATCGTACCGGTGAGCGGAGTCACCACGGGTAGCGTGCCATACGCCGCAGTGGTGCCGATCGGTAACAGCGACGGGAAACCCGCCTCAGTAACCGAGGCGGCTGGAGTACCGACAAACGCCAGCGCCTCCATGTCGTCGGACAGTTCGCGCACGCCGAGGTCGTATGCCGCCGGACCGCCGGCGTCCTCGCATGTCCGCAAACGTCCCGACCAAAAGGGCGTCAAGGTGACGCCGTTGTCGAGTGATTCCCACACAGCCACACGGAGGTTGCCGAGCTGGAGCTTGCCCTTCAGGTTCCCGGCGTAACTCGTCAACCAGCGCGTTAACGGGTCACTGGGTGCGAGCGCCGGGTTCGCAACGCGAAATGTCATCACCCCGACGTCGGTGTTCTTTTGTAGAAAATCGACGCGGCCGCGGCGTCCCGTCGGTGGCAGCAGGTACGGCTTCCAATCACCGGGGCCGCCTGCTTCCCAGAGCTCGAGCTCGCTGAGCCAGGGACCGGCGCCCGGCGTGTTGGTCAGCAGGATGCGCCAGTAGCGATGCGCGCCGAGATCGAGCCAGCCGACCGCGTGCCACGCCCCACCCGTCGTCGGCTTCATCCCCACGAACGCCTTAGTCCAGACCGCATCGTTGTCCGAATACTCGACATCGTAGACACCCGCGTAGGTGCCACCGGCGGAAACCCAGATGCGGGCCATTTGGAATCGGCGGGCGGTTCCGGCACCAAGGTCTACCTTGAGCCAGGCGCCTGGAACGGCGCTGTCGGTATGCCACGCTGAGTCGGCCCCGAGCACACCGTCCACCACCTGCGTCGCGTTGAATGCCGTAAGGCCCGAGTGGGACAGCATGCCGCTCGTGATCTTCGTCGGCCCAACGATGGCTGGACCCGTCGTGACCTTGAGGTAGTCGCCGTGAGGCGCGCCCGCGACGGGTTGCAGCGGGGTGACCTCGCTCGGATCAGTCGAGCGCGGAGCGAAGACGACAAGGCGGTACTGCGCTTGGTACGCGGTCATGTCGCCAGCGCCTTGGCGATCGTGGGCTTATGCGCCCACTTCCGACCGTTGCACTTCGCGCACGCGGGTCGGAGGTTGCTCGGCCAGTTGGAGCCGCCTCGCGCCAGCGGGATCACATGGTCGATCTCTTCCCACGGTATGCCACACATCCAGCAGCGCCACCCATAGTACGCGACCCGCGCCGCTACCTGTGCAAGCGTTGCCTCGCCCGACGCCTCCTGTTTCCGAGCGTGACGACGCATCCGCCGAATGCGCGAGAGCAGCTTCTGACGCTCGTGGTCGCCATAATAGAGAGCGGCGCGCAGGGCTTTGACCCGAGCGGGATTCCTGGCACGCCAGGTACGCGTACGCGCGGCCTCTCTGCTTCGTATCGTGGCCGGATTACGCGAACGGCGTTCCCGATGCCGAAGCCGTTCCGCCGCACGGTAGGCGTCGGTTGCGCGGCGAGCGTGATCGTAGTCGCGAATCCGTCCGGCATTGGCCTGGCGCCACACGCGAGCATGATGGCGATTGACGGCAGCGATCTTCTCCGGGTGCCGGTGTCGGTAGCTGCGTGATTGCGCGGCCGCGCATTCCCTGCACGGTCGTCCAGGCGCCTTCCTAACACCACCACAGCGACACGCGCTCATCGTGCCAGAGCTTTCGCAATTGAATCAACGGTCACGCCGCCGAAGGTGAGGGGGCCGACCTTCACGCGGGCAATCGCCTGCGAACCGTTCACAAGACCGCCGCTCCAGCCCTGCAATGCGAGCGTGAGAACCGACCAGGCCGACGCAATCGCTGCGGTAGGGGTTAAGGAACTCACAACCTCAGCCGCTAGGTTCTTGCTGTAGTTCAAGCGCGTGTCGCCGTTGGGGTAAAGCAGCCCCAGGAGTTGAATGCGATCACCGACTGACGGTGTGACAGCCACGTTGCTTCCGCTCACATTGTTATGAGCTATGCGGTAATTCGTTGCGCTTTGCTTGTCGATGTTCCAGTTCGGCGAGACGTTGGTCGGCCCTACGCCGATGAGCCCCGACGTGGTCTCCCGGCCGCGCTCGATAAAATCGAGCAGCGCAAAGAAGGATTGCGGCCTGTAAGCATGCGCCCAAGACAGCGGACTGTCGGCGTTCCGCGTCGTGAGGGCTGGCCCCTGGTAGCTCGACGGGAACGGCGCGTTCCAGGCGTTGGCGCCAAACCAGTAGCTGCTCCCGGTGCCGGACGCGGCGGCGGGATAGATGCTGAGGATGTTAGAATCACCAGCCACCACCCCATCTGCGCTGAACATGATGGCATACCACCCGCCGCCCCACGGCACGACCGAGAACAGCGTTCCGCTCCCCGTATCTGTCGAAAGCGTCGGAACGCCTGCCGTCCACGTCAGTTTGATCTGATGCCGGATCGCGGCGCCCTGTAGCTTCAGGTGCGATTCGGTCGCGGTGTCGGCCCGTGCGAAGCCAAGCAGCGCCTTCGTCGCATCGCCCGTGAACGCTATGACCTGCTGAATCCGATTGTCAGCCCCCGCCGTCGCAGTCAGTTTGTAGGCCGCCGTGCCACCGAACGGGTCCGCTTGCCCCGACAGCAATGTGACGTTGACCGCCGTCCACGCCCCGAAGTTCTCCGGATCTGGCACGAGCTGAATGCGCTGCGCCTCTAACAGCGTCGTGCGCAGTGTCCCCTCGTAATGCCGGTCCCGCAGCACCCCGCTCGCATCACTTGCGCCCACGGGGGAGACGAGCGTCCCCGGCAGCCCGCGCCGCGTCGCCGCGGTCGCCCGCGTGAAGGTGGCAGCCACGGGGTCGGTGAGGCTCATCCCCGGCGCGTACTCGAACATGATCCCGCGCAGGGCTTCGCCAAAGTCCTTCGTCTGATTCCGGATCACGAGGTCGATGCTCTGCGACCCATCGGCTTCCTCTATCTGCGGATCAATCTCGTCAAACGGCGCGTCAAGGAAGCAGTTATCGACATAGAAGTCAGGCACGGTTTTGTCGGGAACAAACCGGAACGGATTACCCTGCCCGGCCCAATCGAGGAACGCCTGCAGGCCGACGCCGCCTCCCCATCGGCTTCTGTCGAACCAACGGGCGCGGCCGGCGAGGAAGTAGTCGTACCCGGTGGTCCACGAGGAAATGACCCCCGCGGGCGTGCGCACCTGCTCGCTACCGGGCGCTGGACGGCGCCACGTCCTTGGGGCATCCAGCGCGACCGGGTAGTCGAAGTCGATGACTGACTCCAGCCCAGGTCCCCACCATATCTGTTCTGCCGGAGGTAAAGCCATTTACGCCGCCTTCTGAAGTACGGGCATGTGCGCCCACTTGCGTACGTTGCAGGTCACGCAGGCCGGGCGAAGATTCGCCGGCCAATTGGAACCGCCGCGCGCGAGCGGGATGACGTGGTCCCAGTGCGCCCACGGAGTGCCGCAGAGGTAGCAACGCGCGCCATAGTAGGCGAGACGCGCCGCCAATTGCTCGGGCGTTACGTGTCCCGCGGCTTGTCGCTTACGCGCGTTGCGGTTCATCTCATCAAAACGTTTACGCACCCTGACCGTCTCAAGATTTTCCCGACGCCACTCGCGTCGGCGGGCGCGAACCGCATCACCATGCCGCGCCATGTACCGCCGATATTCCCTCTGTCGCGCCTCCGGATTTGCGCGCCGCCGCGCACGACTCTTGGCGCAGGCTTCCTCCCTATTCCGGCGGTACCACGCCAATGCGTGCTCCCGAGCCTTACCAGGATGTGCAACCTTCCACCGCGCCCGCCGTTCGGCCAGTGTGCCCTTCGCCCCGTGCGCTCGCGAGCGATGCACCCCCAACGAGCGATAGCTCGGGCACTCGCGCGAACATTCGGGACAGAGCACGCTACTCTTCTTTCTCAAGGATGATGTTGCGGCCGGTAGCCTCGCCAAACGCCTTCGCGACGAGATCGACGAATTCAGGGGCTACGCCGTTGATGTTGCCACGAATGATGAGCGTCAGCGGTTGCTGTTCACGCGCGTTCTCGTTGGTCCGTGCCGCAGCGCCACTCGCCCCGCCCCCGCCACCCGCGCCACCTGCCGTCCGCGCCGCTGCGCCCCGCAACGCCCCCGCGAGAGAGGACATCGCGAGCGCTGCTGCGGTGAAGTAGCCAGCTGCAGCTAGCCCGCCGGCCGACGTCCCCGACAGCACGCTTGAGGGAAGGATTGCTTCAGCCAGCGCAGCCGTTGCCCGGGCCGCGAACATCTGGGCGAAGCTTGAAGCAACCGACGCGAGCGCCCCGAGCATCGCGCTCTCGAACGCTCGGCCGGCTTGATTCGAACCCTCGGCGAATGCACCAAACGCCTCAATGGACGCCTGCATGAAGGCGCCCATCGCATCCACGGTGGTAGTCGCCAGCTGCTCGTTCAGCGTGCCGAGCGCGAGCGTCGCCTCATGGATCTGCGTCGCGAACGCCTGGCCGAACGTCGCGGCCGCCGTATCATCGAGGAACGTAATGAGGACGCCCGCCTTTTCGGCTTCCTCACGGAACTTCTCGATCGCCTGCGCGACCTGAACCCACTGATCCTGACTCAGCAACCCCGAATCACGGAGTTGCTGCAGCGCCGGAACCAGCTTCGACATTTCGGCCTCAAACTGCGCCGTCGAGAGGCCTCCGCCCTGGAACCGCTGTAATGTCTGATTTGCCTGCCCCAGCGTGGCCTGCGCCGACTGCGAAGCGGCTTGTCCCGGACTCAGCGGCCGATTGGTGCCTCCCCCTGCCGTCGTCGTAACCGCGACCGGCAGCGGCTCCGCCTTAATTGCCTTGACAACGTCGCTCCATGCTGTGCCGATCCCACCGATCGCGGCGCGAATGTCGTCAGCGTTCTGCTGCATCCGGCCCTTGGCCGCATCCATCGCGTCCGCCGCCGTCTCCGGCATTGATGTCAACAACGGAATCGCGGTGCCGCGAATCGAATTGAACGCAAAGATTAGACCGTTAACAACGGATACGACGGAGTTGAAGAGACGCTGAAAATTGAGGCGGCCGGCTTCAAAGATGACGACGAAAATATCGCCGATAACCTGGCCCGTATTCCAGAAGAAGCGGACAAGACTCCCGAGCGAAATCACTACGGCCTTCACCACGCCGACAACGACCCGGCCCCACTTTACCCACTCGGGAAGGTTCTCTTTGATTCGCGCATTGACTTCGTTAATTCGATCCCGGAGGTTACCCTGCTCCGTGTTGAGATTGAATGTCTCCGCGATGATCTGACCAAAAGTCTCCAGCAATTCTCCGACTGCGTTCTTCGCCTGCGCGTACTGTCCCGACAGCGACCGCGCAGAGCCGACGGCGACGTCGAAGTACCCCGCCGTCTGCCGAAGAATCTGATTGAACTTCCCCTGCTGATCCGCCGTCTCGTCGATCCGAATGCCGTAGCGGCCAAGCGCATTCATCTCACCCGACAGCGTCTTGCCGACGAGAGTCGCCGCGCTCTGCAGGTCGATGCCGAACGCAGACGACAAACCGATCACGGCCTTCTGGGCGTCTGCCAGCTGATCCGTCGTGAGCCCGGTCGCCAGCTGCGCCAGAGTGGACGAGATCCCGAGCGCAGCTTCGTCGCTGACGGTGGTCAACCGCTGCATCTCGGTCGCCATCGCCTGAATCTTCTTGGTGCCATCCTCGGTGTAGCGGCCGGTGACACGCAGCGCCGTGTTCAGCCGGATGACGGCCGATTCCTGCTCCGCGAACGCTTTGACGATCTTCCCGACCACGGTGCCAACGACAAAGGCCGCAAAGCCGGCGACGGCGGTGCGGAGCGAGAAGACCGAATCCCGGAGCGAGCGCAGACGACCCCCGACCGCGCCAAATACGCGGCCGGTGGCGTCCTTAGCCTGTAGGAGAATTTCGACTATCGTGCGTTGGGCCACTACGACCTTCTAGTCAGAGACTTCGGGGAACGCCCTCTTGGTGAGTTTGCGAACCGCAGACTTCGTCTTACTGTCCTTACCGGCCATCGCGAGTGCGATACCTAGACCCGCAGCACGCGTCAACTGCAGTTCGGCGCCGGCGTCCAGTGAATCCAAGGTGCGGAGGTAGAGGACGAACAACTTGTGCGGGATCACCCCGTCCCGCGTCGGCCAGCCGTCCCGATAGTAGAGGCCGGGAAAAGCGGCGTGAAACTTGGCTAGGAGCCAGCCGTGAGCGGGCCGTCGATTACTTCTTGGTCGGCGCGAGCCGAGGCCGTGGTCCCAGGTGTCGACGGCTTCGGGAGACCCAATGCGGTCACCTGGGCAACGATAAAATCGAACACCGCCTGTGCCTGGCCCGGCGGCGGCAACTTCTTGATGTAGGACCAGACCGGATTGGGACCGAGCCGATACCACGGTTGTGGGAAGCAGGCCGCGACAACGGCCCGCATCGCCGCCTGCGTTTTGTCCCAATCGGTGGCGCATCCACGGAGGCGCGCCTCGAGCGGCGCCACCTCATCCGCTGACAGAATCACGCCGACGAAAACCTTACCGTCCCGAGTCTTGTACGTCGGCTTCTCTAGACTCTCGAAGTAATCCGCTTCAGAAAACAGTGCGGCCTCCTGCTTAGTCGAAGGCGATGGTGAACGAATCGACACCGGTCAGCGTGGACGGCTTGAACTCCAGGGTGATCTCCCACAGGCGCGTCGGGCCGTCATACGCATCGGCCACCTCAACCACCTGCGCCTGAAGCAAGGTTGGCGTAGCGCCGGCATGGATTTTCCAGCGGTTGTACGGCACGGACCCAACGGCGAGCGAGCACACGATCAGCTGCCCGTCGTCCTTCAGCGCGTACGGGTTCAGCGTGGTCGCGGTGCTCCACGGGGAGACCGTGGCGAGTGCGACCTGTTCGACCGTCACCTTCATGGTCGGATTGTGGCCGCCCGGCGTGTAACCGGAGTGCCCCGCGTTGTTGATGTTCTTGCGCGCCGCATCGTGGGCACGGCCGTAATCGAACTCGAAGCCGCGCACAACGCCGCCGGTAAACAACCCGATCGTCAGCGCAACGGACTCCGCCTTGGGCGGCATGCGCGACGCAGGCGGATACCCGCCCGTAATGACGGGCAGCGCCGCATCGGTGGGCGTCGTACCGATGCCCAGTAGATCGCAGATCCACCGCGGCACATCGGGGCCATCGACGGAGCAACTGATTGAGCTGTAGCCACCGGCGAGCGGATATTTCTGACCGCCCTCGTAATACTCCGCCGTGATCGAGTCGAGGCCGGTCGGACCAACCTCGGGCGCGTATTTCCACGATTCCGTCCCGGCGCCGAACGAACCCGTCGCCTCTAGTCCAGAGGCACGAAACAGCGTGTGCTGGCTCGGGAAAACGGACGCGGAATAGGCCGCGCCTCCGCCGATCGCTTCGAACGGCAGAGACATGGAGCCGATCCGGCCAGAAGGCTTGACGCGCTGACGCGTACCCCCGCCAGGTGCGCGACCGCGCGCGCCGTCGTTCAGAAATGCGCTGAAATCGACATCGGCGAAGTCTGCGAGTAAGACGCCGTCCGCGGCCGCCGACAGCGTGATCGGTGTGCCGTACGTCGCCTCGACTTTTGCCATTAGCGCGAAACTGTTCTGCGTTTTTTGCGAACTCAATTTGCTATCCCCGCGTGTGCCTGTAGATACAAGTCAACCGGCGTGGTCACAGTGTAGGCTACGCCGATTTCGCCAAACCGCTCAAGTGCTGGAGCTGCGCGAAGATTGCAAAGAGGACAAAGCAATCCTCGAACGCGCCCGGTGCTGTGATCATGATCTATATGGTAGAGCTTATTCTTTTTCTGGCTGCTCACGACTAGCGAGGTAAAACACAGAGCACACCGCCCGTGCTGTCGCTCAAACAACCGCGCTTCATCTTCCGGCAAAAGGCCGTACCGCTCAAACACCCCGGCCGCCAACCGAATCCGCGCCCGCTCCTCATAATTGCATTCAGGCGTCCCGAAGGGCCGCGCCCGCTTGCCTGAGCCGCGATTAAGCGTATGCGCCCTGCCGCGAAGATGCCGTTCACGGGGCGTCAATGTCGCCCAATGCCGCTTCCCACTCTCGCTCGACCGCCGACTCAGCGCGGCCCGCATCTCTGGTGTAGCCTTCGCCCAATACGCTTTATGCGCCGCGCTCAGCTTAGCGCGCATTACGGGAGACGCGGAACTGCCCTTCTTCACTCGCCGGACTCCTCGGCTTCCGCCGCAATGCGAGCCGTCTGTCCATCAATGAACCCCTGCACCGCGGCAGAGCCCGCAACGTCGATGTCACGCGGGACCGGCACCTTCTCACCGTTGATGACTACGTACAGCATGGCTTCTCCTCACGGGTTCGCGTCCTTCACCTGACAATCGATCACGAGCGCGCCAGCGGCTCGATAGGAACCGACCTTCTCCGACACCGGCACGTACGTTGCCTTCTTCGCCACTTCAAGGCAGATATTGTTTCGCGTTCGCGCCGCGTCGTTCGCGTTCTTCATCAACTCGCGCCAACTCCGCGCGGCCGCGCGCAGCGTGTACTCTCCGTCGCGCAGCGCCCGCGCCTTGTCCGAATTGTCCGTGATGTAGAACAGCATCACCGGGACATCGCGCGAGGTTCGCCGCTGAATCGTCATCACTTCCCCGTCCATCTCGATCGGCAGTTCACAGACGACGTAAATCGCCGGCACAGCAGGCGGCGCTTCCTTCTCCAGCACCCATTCGTGATCTGCCTGGTCGAACACGGCGATCGTCGCCGCGCCACCGTCACCGGGCGTCCATGCTGCGATGTTGGGCGGTACTGCATCGCCTGCATCGCGCTCGACCCCGGGGATCTTGGCGTTGATCCCGTACGTCGGGTTCTTCAACCAGTCGGCGGCCATGCGCAGCAGTTCAAGTCTCACGCGGTCGCCTCCAGATGGGTCACAATCATTTCAGCCCAGCTCTGCCGATCCGCGTCCGGTATCTCATCGGGGACGATCTTGCGCGCGGGCATCCGCGCCGTTCCCGTCTGATGCTCGTCTGCGTGCTGCACCGATGAACCCAGCAACAGCGAGGCATCGGTTGCGACACGGTAGCCTAGCGGGCTACTCCGTTTCACCAGCGAGGACCAGAGGTCACGCATGAACTGCAGGAGCGGCATACCGCTCCGGTTGTGCTGCGCCCGCCAGTACAACGTCTTCGCTGCAAGCGGCGCCCACTTCTCGCCGCCGTATGCGCCCTCGGTTGCGAACCGCTTCTCGAAGAACCCGTGGATCGCGTTTGCGATCGGGCCATCGAGTACCGGCCGCAGATTCGCGGCCCTCCGACCCATTCGCTCGAGCAGCGACAGCGCCGGCCCAATGCTGACGGTCGCCCACGGTTCAGCCACGGGTTACGAGCCCCAGCAGACTTCTCGGATATCGAAGGCCCGGAGCCAGCGACCAAAGCCGGGCGGAAACAGATTGACCGCATTCGGGTGCAGCGATTGACTCTTCCCGCTTCCGTCCGCTTCCGACGTCGTCAGCGGGTTGATCGCATTCTTCGCGATCCGCCACGCAATCGTGTCCGCGATCTCGTTCTTCAGCGCGACTTTGAGGCTTGCGTCCACGGCCGCATCGGCCGCATCAACTTTGTAGCCGCGGAGATAGACGTACAGACTGAGCGCCGAATTGACGAGCTCGGGCGTCCCCTCCAACGAATCGGCGCGCGCGGTATACGTCATGTAGTGCGCGCGCTCCGTGTACTCGTTGATGACTTCCCGCTCGACGCGCGCCGCGATCTTGACGAGGTCGGCGTTCGACCGGGCCGCGAACGGCAGTAAGTCTTTGTCGCCCTGCACCGTCGCGTCGAAGTACGTGGCCATTTATCCCCAAAAGCAACGAAGGGCGGGCGGCTTGAGACCGTCCGCCCTTCGGGTTTTTGCGTTAAGCCGTCAGCTTAGATGACGACTTTGACCGCGAGGTTCGGATTCAGCGTCTTGTAGCCCCACAGAGCGTCGAGCGCCCAGATGGTGGCACCGAGACCGCCGGAACCCCAGATACGGAACCGCAAGCTCAGGCCGGTCACTTCATCGACCACGGTTGAGGAGATGATGCCCGGACCCGCATCCTCGAGCGGCTGCATGACCAGCGCGAAAGCTTCGCGGTGGAACATGAGGCCGACCGACGTGCGCGCCGTCCTGTCGTAGGTGATCGCTTCGGCACCCGCCGTCGCAACCTGCAGCTTCGGAGAGATCGAAATGACCGTGCCGCCCACCGCGTCAGCCGTTACGGCGTACGCCTGCGAGAAGCCCGCGATCGTAAAGGTCGTGCCGCGCTTCAGCGTACCCGTCAGCGTTGCGACGTTGAGGACCGCCGCGTCCTTCGCGTTGACACCAGTAACCGTCGCGCCGCCGGTGGACGAATCCGCCGGCTTGGTGACTGCGTTCTGGTTCGGGAAGATGCGGAAGCCCCACTTAGACCCGAGCTGACCAGAGCGCTGCAACTCGCCGCTCTCAGCATCGGACTGAGCCTGCGCGAAGGTCGCGTCAGTCTCGTACCGAGCCTGCAGCACCGAGTCCGTCTGGTAGCTGTACTCGGCCGCGTTGATCACGGGGTTCTTGTTGTCGAGCAGAACCTTGCGGCCGTTCGGGAAGTCCTTGTACGGATTGGTCGCGTCCGCCAGCACCTGCCACGGACACTCCAGCGCCAGACCCGCGAGATTCTGGTCGATCTGATCAGCGATGGAGTTTGCCACGGGCGCGATGTGGTCGCTCACGAACTGCGCCGGCGACAACGTCCGCTCCTTATCGGTCAGCTTGAAGCCCTGACCCATCCACGAGCTGATGAGGAGGTTGTCGTACTGCGGCTGCACGTCCGCGAAGGACGCTTCCGCGATCGGCATGTTGGCGGCCGAGAACGTTGACGCCCGCTTGACCTGCACGGTGTCGCCAGTCCCAGAGCCCTTGCCGGCCGCGAGATCGCGCTTGACGTAGAACGCCATACCGAGGCGCTTGTACAGAATGCGCAGCGCCTCATTGGGATAGAAGTACGGGTTATACGCTAGACCCGAAGTCAACACGTTTGCCACTTGAAAGCTCCCGCCCTATTCGGGCCGATCAGTTACGTTCTTGATCGGACCCTTTTGGCCGATCGATGTTTTAAGCCGCTTCGTTTACGACGAGGCGGGCATGATCCCCGCCGACCTTCTTCAGTGCGTCCGCGTACACGACGGCATTGCCCGCCTGTTCGCGCGTCAGCACGATCCGTCCTTCGCCGCCGGTCCCACCGCCCTGCAGTCCTGGACCGTCTTGCGTTTCCACGCGGAGGAAGTCCTTGTATGCCGGATTCTTTGCGAGCTCGGCGACCGCCTCTTCGGGTGTCTTGTAGACCCCGTACTTCTGCGGGTCGGACGAAATCGCGAAGCCATCTGCGCCCTTCACGTGCCAGCTGCGCGTCGACTCATTGAAACCGTGCGCCGGCTCAAGCATTGTCTCGAGCGGCGAACTGGCGCCGGCGACCGGCGGCGTGAGTAACACGTCTTTGAAGAACCGGGCGCCTGCGGCGCGAATCGCTGCTTTGAGTTGGCTGCGCCGAAGCGTCTCGACTTCACCCTTGGCGGCCGTCTCGCGTGCGAGGACCGGCTCCAGCTCTTCCTTGGCCCACTGCGACTTGGCCTGCGTGATCTGCTTCCCGATATCGCTCGTTGCTTCGCCATCACCGGCGAGTTTCAGCCCGAGCGTTTCAATCGCGAGTTTTCGCTTACCGGCCTCATCGAGGCCTTCGATCTTGACGTGACCGCGAGCAAACTGCGTCAGACGGTCCTGCACGATCTGTGTGACTGACTCTTTCGGGATGTACTTCGCCGCGATGTCTGCCTCGGCGACTACGCCCGTGACTTCCACCTCGATGGTTTTCCCATCGGCGGCAGTGCCTTGCACCTTCATGGTGGCTGATCCCTTGGATTGATCGCGCTGAGAACCCAGCGGTAGGCCGCGCTCGATGAGCCCTGAGCGGGAGGGGTGGGAACGCTACGCTTGTCTACGGAGAGAATACGCCGCCGAGGTGAAAACGCCGCCGGTGGGGCCTGCCTCTGACTACCGGGTCAGCGCCGCCCGGGTACTTTGCTCCACGGATTGAAGCGCCGCCGCGCTCAACTGCCCACCACGGGGCACCTCTACCTTGCCGGACTGGCGCCCTGGCGACGGCTTCGGGTCATTCGCGCGCGCGAGCGGGCGCGTTATAGGCACGCGCTCGCAGTTGTGGACAACAAGACCGCCCGCGACAAAAGACTTGTCATTCGCAACGGTCAAACAGTATCGACGGGCGTATACTCTCAGTGTATGAACCGCCACCAATTGGACCGGAACCAAGTCACTCACTGGTATGTCAACGAGCGCCTCAGCGAAGCCGAGGTGGCGCGGCGTTGTGCCGTGGACCGTGGCACCATTCGCGCTCGGTTGGCTGAATGGGGCATCCCCCGGCGCGGACAACACGAAGCCAACGCCCTGGTCGGGGAGCGCATGACGCCCGCCGAGCGGCGCCGGCGGGCCAAGCTGTGCCGCCGCTTGTTCACCGGCAGCACTCAAACCGAAGCCATATGTTGCAAGCGCGCCCGCACCGTCTACGGCAACCAACGCCTCAGCGCCTACGAACGCGCCGTGCTTGACGGCCTTCGCGGCAACGGCGTTCCCGCCGAAGCGCTGTACCCCTTCAAGCGCTTCAACATCGACCTTGCTGTGCCGACGCTGCGGCTCGCGTTTGAGATACACGGCGGCTGGCATCGCACAGCGAAGAAGCGCCGCCAGGACGCCAAGAAAGCCGCCGCGCTTCAAGCTGCGGGATGGACGCTTCACGTCTTCGACCGCCAGCATCTCTGGAGTACGTGCCGCCCCGGGACCAACGCCTGGCTCGCCAACGTGGTCGGGCAGATCACGAGTTGCTACGAGGAAGTCACCCGCCAGCAAGTTGCCCGCGAGCGTCCAGCGGCCTGACGCCAAGAGCACCGGATGGTCGTCTGTCAGTTCAAGCAGTCGCCCGTCCGCAGTACGCAACCGCATCCACCCGCCCGTAACCCGCCCCGCCAAGCTCTCGCTAACCGCACACCAGCGCCCTCGGTGTGTCAGCACGCGCTCCCCCACACGCACCTGATCCACACGACGCCATCCCGTCTCGGTCAGCACTGGCGTCCACGCCGCGAGCGACCTGTCGAACGGGTGTGGCGGAAGCGGCACGGCGTCCACGGGATACACCCCCGGGCCGAGCCCATAGAAGTCGTTCTCGGCCAGCGCATCGCAGGCGTCCGGTCCGCGATTCGTGCCTCGGTCCGGGGAGAGCCGCCAGGCCACCGCCTCGATTAAGGGATCCTCGGCGAAGTGCTGCACCTCGGCCTCGGCCCTGGCGTTGTGAATCTCGGAATACGCGATCCGGGTCGCATTGAACCGCACCGTCCGGAACGCCGCAGCGGCAGTCGCCCCGCCACCCGCGCCCCCCTCAACCGCGCCCTTCACAAACGGCCGGAGTTCGCGCGCCAACACCTCAAACGACTTCCCTTCAAGGATCCCAGCCCGCAGGATATCGTCCACGGCACGGAATCCGTCCGCGGCGGCCCGCGACAGAAGTGAGCGAAACAGCTTCGCGCCACCCGTGTTCTCATAGACGGCGAGCAGCGTGGTCCGTGGCGTTAGGACGGCACCGAGCGCCGCATTCGGGAGCCCCACCGCGGTAGCGGCCCGCTTGGCCGCGTCCTGCCAAGCCGCGATGACGTCGGCGTAACTCGTCCTCCGTCCCGCCGCGAGCGCGCGTTCCATCTGCTGCACGAGCCGCTGGCGCTGGAACCGGAACACGTCGGCCGAGGCGCGAAGGGCGCGAAGGCGGGCCTCCGGCGTCGTGCCTGGGAGCCGGAGCAGCAAGGCCTCGAGCCGCTGTGTCGATTGCAGCAGGGCGCGGTCGATCTGGCCGGCCACACGTGACAAGAGATCGCGCTCGATCGCGCGCGCCTGGCGCTGCGCCAGACGGTACGACGCCGGCGCCGTGCGCCTAGCCATTGGCGAAGAACTGGTCCGCGAGGAACAGCAACGCGTCGTCGCTCAGGTCGAACTCTGGCGGCTCTGTACGAACGCGTACCTCACCGCGCAACACGAGACCGAGCTCGATCCGAACGCCAACGCGAAAGGCGGGGATACTTCGGCCCGTCACAGCAACAAGCGGTGTAGGCCAGCGAATCGCAACCGAGGCGTGCGCGGGACCGATCGCCCACCCGCGCACCAACACGGTAGGCGACGGCATCTCGAGCTGAAGCGTGACGCGTGCTAACCGGCGCGACGGGCGGAAGCGTGCGCGACCCCCCGAACCACTTTCCACCGAGGGCGGCGCGTCCGCAACGCCGACAACGGTCGCGACCCCCGACGCGCTCGCTTCCGACCCCGCCGTGACGCCGCTAACAGCGGACGCCTGCGCGGTCCCAGACGCGAGAGCATTGGACCCTGCGGCGGCGTCCACGCCATCCGCTTGTGCGGCCGCCGTCCCGACTGAGGCGCCCGCAGCCACCGTGACCGTGGCGCTTGACGCGAGCACGGTTGCCGTGCCCGCACTGCTCACCTGCACGCCGACAGTAGCAACGCCGACAGCAGATGCCGTCGAGGTCCCGCTCGCAACGCCTTGGCCCCCGGAGGCCGCGTCCGCGCCCTCGGCCGACCCAACCGCTACGCCTGCGCTCGCCGCCTCAGCGGTGACAACAGTGGACCCAACAGCGGCGCCGGCAGCAGTGCCCGATGCAGTCGCCTCCGCCTCGGTGATCGCCCCAATGAGGACGCTCGACACGACGCGCGGCGCATCCTGTAGATGGACGGGAGAATGTGCAGCCACCGCGCGACGAACCGTGCCCGTCGTGCCAGCCATGAGCAGGTTGGGGATTTGCGCTGGTGCCGTGACAGCCTCACCATCGGCGGCAGCAACGGCCACACCACTACTTGCGCCGACCCCCTGTAGGACACTCGCGCTGGCGGCGTCACCCGTCGCCACCCCGGGAGCCGTGGCGACGGCGAGCCAGAGCGCCGCGCCAACGACGGTCGAGGCAGCGATGCCCGCCGCCGCTGTGACCACATTCCAGATGGCGACCGCCACGCTGAGAACGGTCGCCACACCTGACGCTGCCCCATCGGCTTCAACGATGGTCGTCCCTGCCGGGGGCGACAGCTCACCCGTAATCGTCGAGACACGTCGACGCGCAGCGGGCGAGTGCGAGGGAACGCCGTACCGGACTTTGCTCATATCCGTCTTGGCTGATGTCTATATGGCGCCATGAACAGCGACGGCGGTTCCTGGGGGACGGAGCTGTCGAGTTCGACGGCGATTTCGTTGTGGTCCGTTACCGCACCAGCGCTCCAGGCGTAGGTGGAGCCGGTGCTTCCAGCGGAGAGAAACGCGACGTTAATACCCGTCGTTGGCGTGGCCCAACTGCCCTCGGTCGTTTCGGTAAACCCGGTGGGCGGTGTTAGCGCGAGTGGGGCGTCTTCGCCCATCACCGCGACGATGAGTGGGTAATTCGCGAGTGTCGCGACACCGAAGGCGATGCTCGGTGGGTTTTCGGTCTGTGTAGACTGACCGATGGCCTGCCGCACGGCGTTCACGCCCACGCGCACCATGCCCGTCACCTTCATCGCGGTGAGGCCGCCGCCCGTGTCGCCGCTAATTGTGGCCGTAAACGTGGTGGAGGTAGCCGAACCGATGAGCGCATTCCGCACGAAGAACCACAGCGCGCAGGCCGTGCCGCCACCAGTGGAAAGCGGAACGGTTGCGGTCCCAAACTTCGTGTAGGCCCCGAGCCCGTCGGCGTTGTTGTCCGCGAGCGTGATGTCGTCGCCCGAGGCCCAGCCCGACATGCCCGCCACGATGACGATCAGGTCGTTCACCGCTGGGGTGGCGACGACCGTCTTGTTGCCTGCCGTGGTGTTCCAGGTTTCGCCTAGTTCAGAGACCGTGGCCATTTACCACCTCAGGCTCGACCGCACGGTGCGGAGCACTTCAGGCGCAGGGACGGGCGGCTCGCCAACTTCATACCCCTCCCAATCGTCCCAGCGAATGAACTCGTTTATGATGAGGCCGAAGTCGCCGTAACAACCCGAAGCGATCTTGTTCGCATCCGTATCCGTGAACGTGGCGCGCTGCACAGCGTTGATGTACAACTCCAGGTCGAACTGGTCATTGACCCGGAGGTCCACGAGGTCGCCAGCAGTTGGGGCCGCACCGGTATAGCCCATGATCGCCGTGCCATCCGCGCCCGCGATGCGCCGATAGACCTGGAATCGCTCCGCGGCAACCGTATTGCACCTGACAATGTAGCCGGTATCCGCGCCTGTTTGGATGCGGATTGCCGGGCCTTGTCCCCCGCCCGCTGTGGTTTCAATCGGCGCGCGGAGGATGATTTTGGCGCCTTGCGCGGGTCCCGGCGTGTCGGGGTTATAGTATTCCAGCGCCGGGTCACCTGCGTTGTTGCCCTCCGACTCATTGGTGTCGATACGGGTTCGGAATCCCGAGACACTCGTCCAGTTCACCCCCCGGTCCGCGCTATCGGCTCGGTTGAAATTGTCGGTGGACATCAGCTCACCGGCATCTTCGCGACGAACACGTCCCACCGGCTGGAGCCGTTCATGTCGCTGGTGAAGATCACTAGCTTCCCATCCGGCGAGAGCATGGCTTTAGAAAAACGGTCATAGACCGACCCGCTGGAGTCGTGATGTCCCACGATCCGCACCGAACTTCCGTCATTCTTGACCAGCGCCATCGCGTACTGGCGCACCTTCGCATCCGCGTCGTCCTGGTTCTCCTTCGACGTGAGGTGCCACAGGTCCGCTGGGACGCTCATCTCTGGTCGTAAATCACGGCACCAGTTCGCATTGGTGTAGAAGTCGCTTGCGGCGTCGTGGTAGTTTGCCGATCCCTCGATGATCTGCACCGCTACGTCGGTATCGGCTCGGTAGACGTAACAGCCCCCACCCTGCGAAGCGAAATGCGCCGTCCCGACCACGTAGCCTCGTCCCGGCGCGCAGTGATCGTCGGACATAGGCCCATTGACAGTCTGCGAGTCCGGCGAGGCGTCAAACGTATCCGCTTCGAGGTTCCACGGTGCGTTCGCCCCTGCATCGTCGTCAACAGACATGTAGACGTAGGGGTTGAGTAGGTCGATGTGTAACTCGTCGTGCGTGAATCCCGAGCGCGCCTGTGTCATCGCACGTTCGGTGCCCGTGCTTGGCTTGTAGCCACGATATTCCGTGCCGGACATGTACGCGAACCAAGTATCATTGAGCTGGGTCTGAAGCCAGTTAAGCGACCCAGCACCAGCCGGATCAAACGGAAAGCCAGTCGGCGTAATCTCCGACCCCGTGATTGTGCTGTAGGCGCGAATGATGCCGCTGTTGAGGGCATAGGAGCGCTGTGGTGTGGAGGGATGCAATGAGAAGGCCATTCCCGCATCGCCCGGCCCCGCCGCAGCACCAGCGTCTCGAAAGTTCTCGGCCTGGAAGTCCTCGTAGTCGATGTCAACGAAGTAGCCGATGAAGTCGAGGCACAGCGTGTACTTCGTATGCCCGTCGCCCCCGTCCACCCACGGCTGCGAACACCGAGGGCCGCTCGTCGCATAACCGTGACTCACGCCCGAGTTCGAGATTGGGACGGTGGACGACGTGACCTTAAGCACCGTCACACCCGAGACGGGATCGACGTAGGTCTGCCCCGCCGAGAGACTACGGCCGTAGGTCCCGCTCCGCGTCTGCCCAGGACTCGTCGCTTCGGGGAGCTGGGTAGGATCGGCTACGAGCACCCCACCCGCACTACGCCGCCAGAAGCTCGGCCCCGCGACGGCCGACCGTACCGCGCGGACCGCCACGGCTTACTCGTCCCAGACGATGTAGGCGTCGCAGATTTGGCCGGTGCCGGTCGCGACGATGATGCCGAGCCCGTTGCCCGTGCCAGCGTCGCCGACTTCGAGTCCTGCATCTCCGAACGTCCAGATCACGCCCGCCCCGATGGCCGCGCCGAGCGAAGTGCGGTAGCCTAGATCGGTTTCCAGAATGGTCGGGGCGCCCGAGTGCGTGGTGAACGCCGTGCAGGAGGCCGCCGGACCACTCCGGCGATGGCGAGACTCTACGAGGGCCGCGCCCTGCGTACCGGCGGTAGAAAGACGAGCGAGCATGAGCGCGACCGCCGTCGTCGTGGTGTTAAACACGCCGATCTCGCGCACGACGCCGATGATGCTGGCGATGTTGTACAGGCTCATAATGGGAAGCGTGGTAGAGCCCGCTCCGGTGCGAACTCCCGCTGAGTATCTGGCCATGGTTAGTCCTCTGTGATTGTGCTGGTGGTCTTGAGCCGCGGAATCACCCCAACCGCCATCGTGATGTTCGGCGTCACGGTGCCCTTATACAACAACTTATTGGCGACGCCCGTGCCCACACTGAAATGCGTGATAGCCCCGCCAGGGGAGGCGGTACACTCGGCGAAGTCGATATTCGCGACAGGCGAGACTGAGCCGCTCGCGACGGTCCAGCCGCCGGTCGTGCGCGCGACGGCCACGCGGGCATACCCCGTGTAAGCGGTCTCACTGGTCGCCTGCGTCCCGGCCTCGCCGGGGTCGGCGGTGTGCAGCGCAACAGTCAGCGTCGTGGCGGGCGAGGTGGCGTCGTTTTCGGCCAGGTCCGCGATTGCCGTCGCATTGAAGATCAACTTGAGGATATCATCCTCGTACGTGTTACCCTTGCTCATACCTTCCCCTTACACTGTGAGAACAAATGAATCGACGTAGACAAGTCCGCCCTCGATGAGCGAGGCCGGGTTGATCTTCAATTCGGCGCCGGCACCGGACAGCAGCGGGAACCCCGCCGCCGGCCGGATTTCATACCGCGTCGGGTCACCGGAGGCGAGCACCGTCACCCGGTCAAACTTCCCGGTCTCGATGACCCCGGGGGTCTCGCTCGTGAACCCGGGCATCGGGAGAATCGCCAGGACGCGACCCTGCTCCGACAGCAGGAACAAGCGACTGCCGCCGAGCTTCGCCGCGATTGCGGCGGCAACCGTGTTCCGGATTTCCGCGCCGTAGATCGCCACGGCTAGGTCTCCTCTTGCGTGACGAGTTTTTCCCCGGTCTTCGGATCCTTGGTCAACCGCAACTGCTTCTTCTTGGCGGGCACAGGCGGCGCGGGCGGATCATCAGGCTTCGGGACCGGCGGCCCGATCGGCTGCGCCAGGAGCCCGCGCAGCTGATCGTCTTCCGCCACTTCCTTCTCCGCCTCAGCGATCAGCGCGGCCTCATCCTTCGCGTCCGCAAGACCCAGCGTAATGAGCCACCGCACCGCGATCTTGGCCTTCGCGGACTTGGGCACCGGCAGCTTGTCCAACAGGTCCTGCATCTTGTCGAGCTGGTGCGCGTCCACCGCCGCGCCGGCCGCCTTCGCGTCGAACGCAATGCCGTCCCACGCTGCGATTTGTCGCAGCACTTCCACAAGGGCGGTACGCCCCGCCGGCACCGGCGTCGTCTGGCCGAAATACCGGACGCGCAAGCGCTCGATCTCTTCGTCAACGTTCAGCGGCTGGAAGTTGTCGTCGCGCTCAACGCGGGCCTTGAACCACTTGGTCCGGTCGTTCGGGAACACCGCCTGCTCGAGCCTCCACAGCGTCTCGTTCTCGGCGTCGTCCAGCCCGGCCTTGAGCATTTGCAGGAAGGCGCCCACGCCAGAAGCGACGTCCTGCCGAACCTCGGTGGCCGTCTTTTCCTGCGCGGTGTCGCTGTATTCACGGAAGAAGGTCTTGTAGAACTGCTCAACCTTCTGATCCAGGACCTTCGTCGCGATCTCGACCGATGCCGTGGGCGGTGCCCGAAAGTCAATCGTCTTTGCCGCGCTGGGGTCGTCTTGTAGTAGGAAACTGCCTTGGTCGACTAGCTTTTTAACCGCGGCGAAGCCCTCGTCCATTGCGGGCACGATCATCTTCGGAAAGTTGGAGGACCGAAGCAGACTATCGCGCTCCGATTCCTTGTTGAAAATGGCGACGTTCTTCTTGGCAAGCGGGTAACCGACGTTGCGCCGGAGCGGCAACACGACGGGGAAGATCGGGAGCTGCCGCTGACCGGCGGCGTCCTCGTAGCGATGCGTCCCGGCGGGCCCCACCGTCTGGACAGTCTTCTTATCGCCCGCCTTCGTCTCCTTGTATCGCTGCCATCCCTCGCGCGTGATGACGAGGTATTGCGTCGTCACCTCAGGCTCCTGCTCGAGCGAGGTCCGCGACGTCACTTCCTCGCAGATCCGCACCGACGCGAGGCCTGCCTCATCCTCCAGCCAGTCCACGACGCGTTCGGGCTCGATCAGCTTGACGCGAGCCGCGCCCTTCACGACGTCGACCATCTGCCAGTGACAATGCGTGATCACGAGCTCGATGCCGAGCTGCTTCCAAATGGTCGCGTAACCGGTCTTCTTCCCATCGGTATTGCTATACAGCTTACCGATCACCGAAGACGGGTCGTCCTTCGCGCCCAAGTCACCGAAGACGCGCGTTGCGTCGTCCTCGACGTGAAACAACATGCCGGCAAGCGCGTCGGCGCAGAGGCCAAAGTGCGACGTAAAATCCGCCAGGGCGACCCGCTCGTTGTAGGCCGCCTCGGTCTCGCCGGTGCCCTTGCGAATCAGGTAGTCACGAATCTTGGCGGCGTCGAGCACTTCGCCCGTATAGACGTCACGAGCGTAGCACCACTTGACGTGATTCTTCTGCCACTCGGGATGGCGATAGTCGAGCCAGGTGCCCCCGCTTTTCGTCGCGGACGAATCGATGTAGTAGGGGAGCGATGCGGTCAACGAGACTCCGGACTTAGCGGGCTGAAAACCCTGGGTATACGGAGAGAATACGCCCGCGATTACTTATCAATGCTCAGGTAGGTCCCGACTGCGGAGCCGATGGCGAAGGCGACGAATGCGGCCAGCGAGTGCTCGTAGATGACGACGAGGGAGAGGCCGTTGATGACGAGGTCCCAGACGGCGGCGCGCGGCCGATGCTTCGCCGTGATCGCCTGCAGGCATCGGGTCTGCGCCACCGAGACGCCGGCGCCGAAGACAAGCGATCCAAGCAGGAGGAGCGCGGTTACCATGATCCCTGACTCCCGAGCCACGATATGGTGCCGCGGCCGCCGCGCTGGCGTACCCAATTCCAGTAGACCACCGCGTCCGCCTTATTCGGCGAGCGCCCCAGAATGGCCCGGATCTTGTCCTTCTCCTGGACATAGGTTTTCCCGTTGCGCGGTCCCGCCTTAATCGCCGTCAACTCGCGCTGCAGGTCAGGGTCCGCAAACCCCGGCCCGCCGACCCGGCCATACTGCAGATCGTCCGCCAAGAGGTCGTACGCCTGCGCGCGCAGGTTCGCGTAGACCTCGACGTCGGCGATGCTGCGCTCAGGGTCGACCGTAATGCGGGTCGGGACGGGTTCGGCCGAGCTCTGGAAGTTGAACACCCGATGCCCGAGCCGCGTCAGCTCGTTCACGGCACCGGCGCCCACGCCGATGCCGTCCACCGCGACGCGCCCGGCCGCAATCGGCGCGAACGGATTCGTGATCCGACTCGCCACCTTCTCGCGCGCCGCCTGGTTGGCGTCGGGACACGGGAAGGCGTCAACCTTCAGTAGGAACGCGCCCTCGCCGTAGGCGATCGCCGCGGGGTCCCCCGCCGTACTGTTCGACGGATCGAACCCCAGCGCGGGCGCACCGGGCTCCACCGGCACGCGCTTCGCCGCCTCCTGAATCCACGCGAGTTTGATCATCGCGTCGGCCGCTTCTGCCGGACTGATGCCGCGCACCGACGCCTTGTAGCGCGGATGATCGACCCCGTGCTTCCGCTCGAGCCGCCCGATCGACGCGCGCGTCACCGCGCCCTTCATAATGTCCGGATTGTCGAGGACGACGTTCGGATGATCCAAGGCAGACGCACGAATGTGAACGACGTCCGGCGAGACGCAGAAGCGATGCAGCGGGTCCAGCTGATGCTCCGGATTCCCGATCCCGAAGATCAGGTTCGTGCCCGGCCGCGTATTGGTTTCTTCGATGGCGGTCACGATCGACGGCCGCATGCCCGGCATCTCTTCGATCAGGAAGAGCTGATACTCGTCATGGAACCCCTGCGCGCGCGACGCCGATTCCTCGGACGCCCCTGCGCCGGCCGCATAGCCCCACGCATTCCACGAACCCTTCGTCTCGTCGTCGTCCGGCTTCATCTGCAGGTGCAAACTCTTCAGCGAGGCGCCCGGGAAGCGCGGCTGGAACTTCCGCCAGAAGCGGCCCATCTGCTTCCACATATGGAGCTCGAGCTGCTTCTCCTTCGGCGCGAGCGAAACGACCGTTGACTCTAAGAAATTTTCGAGGTACCACAGAGGCAGGAACCCGGCTAGAAACGTCTTGCCAATCCCCTTGCCTGACTCGAGCCCTACCCACTTCCCCGCGGCCAGCGCCTCGCACGCCTTGGCCAGCGGGTCGACGTCGCCGTCCCAGATGTGCGTCTCATAGGCGCCGCCGTACTGCGACCAGCGGAGCGTGCGCGGATCCACACCGAGCGCGGCCTCCGCCCAGCCGATCGGATCCTTGCTCCACCGGGGCGTGTCGATCGGCGCCATGCTCTGCTTGCGTAGGGCCTCTGCTCGCGCAGCCTTCTCCGCGGCGTACTTGTCACGGTCGCGCTTGTTCTGATTCGCGACCTTCCGCTTGTAGGCCTCGGACCCAACTTTGACGGGCATTGGCTAGCGGACCGGGGGCAAGGATGCAAAATCCGAACAGGCCCCGCCCGCCGCCGCGGCGCTTCTTCCCCCCCTGGGGGGGTCTAAATGCTGGCGGGGCTGTGCGTTGGCTACCGAGCGTCTGCTCATGCGATCCTTATGCGGGGAAGGAATGCGCCTATCTGTAGGCGTGGTGCGGGGATGGAGCTGGTGCCGACTGATGGGGCGAATGATCACCAATCAGTAAGCCACTACTCGGGAAGTTCTTAGCCTTGACTCATTTGCGCGCGACCTTTCACCAGCCTGCCACGATTAGCAGGGCAAGCCCAACTATTCCTCGAGAAGACTATTCCTCGAGAAGAGAATACGCCCGAATCGCAGCGTGACACTTGCATACGGAGCGTAACGGTGCTATCTACCGCGTGTCGTAACGGAGACCTGGCGCGAGGGCGTGCCGTTGTTACTCCCAGAATTGAGTTAGGAGCATATGACTGAGCGTAAGCCGTTCCTCATTCGACTACGTGAGGAGAAGGAACGAACACCGATCACAGAGTTAGCGAGGGACAACGATATCTCAGAGGCTGAGGTCGCGCGGCGTTTACTCATTCCTGCTGTCACTCTGGCGAAGAAGTACGGCCTCAACGAGGTGTCGGCAGAGTTACGCAAGCAGGCGAATGAAGCGCTAGGGCTCAGCAGTCCGACGTTGCGCAGGAAGATTGCGCGTGCTCGAGCGAAGCTACCGCTGAAGAGCACGAAGAAACATAGGGGTCCAAGCAAGAAGTCGGCTGACTGGCAACAAATCAGGTGTCCACCACACCAAACGGGTCTTGAGCAAACACGCATCGCCCTCGCTCGGACCCGTTCTTCTTTCCACTCGTTCCAGTCGTTCCCATTTTCTTGACTACCCCGTAGACACGAGTGAATGAGTCATTCCTACTTATAGCGGGAATGACTCAAATCTTCTACGTGTAATGCCGTAATTCCCACCGATTCCCGCACCACGGGAACGACTCCACGACTCGCGAACCAACTGTCGGCCTACTGACTAAAACTCGTGGCCTGAAACCGTACAACCGTTGACGGGCGTATCACTCGGGCGTATTGTCTTCCCAGAACGATGAATACTCCCAAAGCGGTATCCGCGAGTACCACCAACGGGCGACCGAAGACCCGCACCGCCGTGCTAGGGACCGGGCTTCGTGATCAGTTCTTGGACGCCTTCGGGACCCTGTGGAATGCCTACCGGCAGTTGAACCTGGCCATTGCTCAGCCCAACGACGGTCCGGAGTTAGCGGTCAGCTTCCCGACGTTCAGTCGGGCATGCCGCGGACTCCCGATCGCGCCCAATGAGCTCAACGCCATCGTCAGCGCTTGGGAGTACCGGCGCCGCCAACCGGTGTCCGCATGAACCCGCGCCACGTTTTGCGGATCGTCGCAGGTGTCGCGCTGATCTTCGCCGCCTTCGTCGCGCAGTTGATTGCTGACGTCTTTGTTGATGCCGCGGCCGGTGCTTTCGGGCTCGCTGAACGGGTGTTGCCGTGAGCGCTCGCGAGATCTCTGATCGGATCCTCGGCTGGCGCAACGGCGTGCCGATCCGTTTGCAGCCGCAGCTCTGCCAGTTCTTCGTTGAAGTGCAGACCCGGTTCTTTGGCGGACGCGTGGTTCGTCGTGTCACCCCCGACGAGAAGCGGTTGGGGCGGCGCCTCCCCGAGACGGCGCTCCGGACCACGGCTCCCGCTGTAGTCCCCGCGAGCAGATGCGCTCCTGATCCCAAACCAGAGCGCTCACAAAAGCGTGGTAAGCCGCGGAAGCGGGCCAAGCCGTGAACGAGCTCCGGTTATTGGTCGCCCTGGCGCGCGCCAAGCAGCGGTTTCCGTCGATGCGGATGACCCAAATCATCTGCAACGCCACCAATACGAACGATCCGTTTTATGTGACCGATGACGCGCTGACCGAAGCGCTCGAGCACTACTGCGCCGAGCATTCGATTCGCACGCGGCGGAGCACCGACCGGTGAGCGGGACGACGATGATCTTCGTCTTCGGGTCCAATCGGGCCGGGATTCATGGCGCCGGTGCGGCGGCCTTCGCCGCGAAGCATCACGGCGCGCAGTTGGGTGTTGGTGAGGGCCTGACCGGGAACAGTTACGCGCTGCCGACCTGCGACGCGTCGATTCGGCCCCTACCGCTTTCTGACATCACTCTCCATGTGGACCGATTTCTGGCCTACGCCAAGGAGCGGCCGCAGCTGTCCTTCCAGGTAACGCGCGTCGGCTGCGGCCTCGCTGGCTACACCGACGAACAGATCGCACCGCTCTTTCTTGCCGCACCTGACAACGTCTGGTTACCCGCCGCCTTCGTTCGTGCCGTGGTTCACCTCGTGGCCCGCCGCGCGCCCTCTTCTGCTCGGGAGTCCTGATCATGGCTTTGCGTCGCAGCATCTACACCTATCTGCTACGGACCTGTGACCCGAACGGGGAATCCTATGGCGGGTTCAAGTGGCCCCTCAAGAAGGGCGCCATCGTCAAAGCTCCGGATTGGAGCCCGAAGAAACAGTGTGGTAATGGGCTGCACGGCCTGCTGATGGGCGAGGGTGCCGGCGAGCTGTTGAATTGGGAGCCCGATGCGAAATGGCTCGTCGTTCGTGTACGCCGTGCGCAGGTCGTCACCATCGACAACGAGAAGGTCAAGGTGCCGAGCGCGTCGATCGTCTATGTGGGCGAGCGCGGCGGTGCGATCGATCTGTTGCTGAAGCTCGGCGCTGATCCTTCAAAGATGGTCGCTGGCCAACCGTCCGCGTCCGGCGATTACGGGCAGGCGTCCGCGTCCGGCACTCGCGGGCAGGCGTCCGCGTCCGGCGATTACGGGCAGGCGTCCGCGTCCGGCACTCGCGGGCAGGCGTCCGCGTCCGGCACTCGCGGGCAGGCGTCCGCGTCCGGCTATCAGGGGCAGGCGTCCGCGTCCGGCTATCAGGGGCAGGCGTCCGCGTCCAAGAGCGGCATCGCGCAGTCCCGCTACCGCGTGAAGTCTGGCGAGCTCGGCATTCTCATCGGGCTCTACAGCGATGGTATCCGCGATCGCGTCCTGGTGGGCTACGTCGGTGAGAACGGCATCCTCGCCAAGACGTGGTACGTCATCGTTGTCACGTCGGCCGGTGCGACGTTCCTCCCGGATACCAATCAGAGCGACCCGGCTCCGAACGTCACCCCGACGAGCACGACGAAGGCGTCATGAACCCCGCGGCCGAGGTAGTGATCGGCTCGCAGGAGCCGACCGAAGAGCTCAACGAGGCGGCGCTCGCGGTTCGGGCAGCGGCGGAGGCGAGGCGGGACGCTCCGATGCAGCGCCGTAACATCCTGTCCGTGCAGGGCTGCTCGGGGTGCGGGCGGCCACGGAAGCAGCGAGTCCAGACGCCCTTCGGGATGCGGAGCATTTTCTCCCGGCTCAAGATGACGCTGATACCGGGGGTGGAATACGTCGATCGCACGCACCCGCGTAGCGGACCCAAAGCGCGGCGATTCCCGGCTCGAGCGCCGCTCTGCAAGAGCTGCCGCCAGGTCGCGCTCGGGTTCCCGAATCAGCAAGCCGCTGAAGCGCTCACCGCGGCGGTGGCCGCATGAAAATGCCCGTCGCTCTCGGTCGCGATCCCAATCCGCCCGCTCTCGGCCGCGACCAGACGCTCGCGCTCGTGCGGCAGCTGCGAGAAGCCACGACTGAAGAGCAGAAGACGCTGCTCGAGAGTCGCATCGTCGCCGGCAACCTCCGCTTCTGCGCCATTCAGGCGCGGCGCTACAAGCAGGGCGACCTCGAGTACGACGATCTGATGGCGGTTGCGACCGCCGCGTTCCTCGAAGGCGCGCGGCGCTTCGATCCCAGCAAGTCGGTGCATTTCGCGGCCTATGCGCGTCGCTGCATTCATCGCGACCTCGTGGTCTACGTGCGGCGGCACGGCGGCGCGATTCGCCTGCCTCGCGAGCCACGGAAGGGTGAATCCGAGCGCGGCCGGGAGTCGGTCAAGGCGCAGCAGTATATCGCGATTGACCGCAGTGCGCCGTCCGATCGCGCCTCCTTCGTCGTCGATTCTCCCGAAGATGGCATCCTCGACGGAATCGATGCGGAACGGTTGGCTGGTCTCGTAGACACGCTGCCGGCACGGGAAGCGACGGTGGTGCGGATGCGGTTCGGGCTCGCGGGGATGGCGCCCCACGATCTCGCGGAGATTGGCGCGGTCCTGAGCGTATCGAAGCAGCGGGTACAGTGTCTGTTGGATCGCGCGCTCGCCTCGCTTAAGTCGACGCTCCTCGCGCCGAAGGCGGCGGCATGAGCCCGACATACGACGGACCCGTCGTGTCGGTCGGGACGAACGACGCCTCCCGGCTCAACGCGGGCGCGGTGGTCGATCCTGTCCAGTCGGTGGTGGGCACTGGCGGGTCTCCGGCGACCCCTCTCCCTAAAATCTTTCTCGTGGCCGAAGGCTCTGCGCCCTGGATTCATGGGTACGCGCTCGCGGAAGATGGGACGTGGCTGACCTCGCACGTCTCGAGCTCACGCGCCTTCGCACGGCATGACCTGCAGACCTCGGTGAAGCACGCGGCCTACAAGGCGCACTACCCGAACGGCTACACGCTGGTCGACTACACGGCTGACGCCGGAGACGAGTTGGAGCATCGCGCAGACTTCATGGGCGCGCTGATGCGCGGCGAGACCACGGATGAAATCAAGGTGCGGGAGTACGCGGCGTGAGCAATGGCTATCACGAAGGACTCGCCTGCGAGAAGCGCATCGGCACGCACGCGGAGTCTTGCACTGATCCGGCGGCGTTCGTCGTTCACGGTTTGGCGCTGTGTGAGCCGCATTTCGAGGATCTGATCCAAGCGATCACTCGCGAGTCGGGATGGCAACAGGGCGCTGAGGTGCGGTTCGCCGCGAAGGCGGTGCCATGAGCTCGCGTCCCGGTATTCGAATCGGCGAGGATCCGCTCGGCGCCTTCCAAGGGATTCTGCTCGGGGTCGCACTCGGCGGCATCCTCTGGACCCTCATCGTCGCCGCGTTCTGGCTCCTGTGAACCTTGTGCCGCGGCTCGAGAGTCGGATCGTCGGCGCCTTCCTGCCCGGTGACGCCTGGCTTGCCATCCTGACCTCGCACGTCGAATGGGCGGTGACGACGTCGTTGGAGGAGCTGGACGCGTCGGAGCGTATCCGCGTCGCGCGTCAACTCCTCCTGCTCCTCGCTGCGGCCGCTGATGGCATTTCGCCGGCGCAGGACGACCTGCTGACGGAGTCGCGGCAGCTGGTGGATGCCGCTTGTGAAGTCCTCGGCCACACGCCCGATAACATCGATACCCAACTCGCGGCGCGGTTCGTCCTCCGCCACGAGACGCTGACCTCTGTAATGACCAAGCTCGCCAAAGCTGCCGGCTACCCGCTACGAGGGAACGACCACAATGTTCAAGACGCGAGACGCGGTGCAGGACGCGATGAAGGACATGCGGAAGGCGCTCGAGAAGACGGCCCGCTGCATCGATCAGGCGGCGCGGAACAGCGACCCGGCGCGTAACGCGGAGCTGATGAAGACCCTGCACCTGGCGCAGGATTCGCTGGACGCGGCCCGCCGCGCGCTGAATCACGCGCAGGGCGTCGCCGTCCTGTTCGGCACGCAGTTGATGGGACTCTTGCCCGAAGCCGAAGCGCTCGCGAAGTCTGCGTGAAGCCGAGCCTCCTCTTTGTTATCGCACCCGTGCTGGGGGCGCTACTTGCGGTGGGACTTCAGCAAGCGGTGCCGCGGGACGGCACGGTAGTGCGCTACGTGCCGCCCACGCTCGATGCGCAGCGGGATTCGATCGTCGCCGCGGAGGCGCGCCGGGCCGGAGTCTCTGTGCCGCTCGCCCTCGCCGTCTCGCACGTGGAGAACTTCGGCGGCGATTCGACAGCGCTGAGTCGTGCGGGCGCGATTGGGCTGATGCAGGTGATGCCGATGTGGCGGCACAGCTTTGAGGATGAGTGCGGATGCGGGCCACTGCAGAATCGACGACGTAACGCCTGCGTCGGTGTCCGTATTTTGCGCCTGTATCAGGACAGCACCAAGACGGTGAACTTGGCGCTGCGTCGTTACCACGGCTCGACCCGTCTGCACATGCTCGGTGATCAATACGTCGAGTCCGTCCTGGAGAAGTTGGTGCAAATCACCCGATGACCACACTGTAAACGGGCGTATACTCTCCGCACACGCAGGCCGGTGTCTGGCCGAACTCCCCAAGACAATCGAGGTAGCATGCGGTTCCACCCCACAGCCGACCACGTCGGCCGTTAGCGAGTAACGCCCCTGCCCCGCTTCAGTGCCCGCTCGCTCTCCCGGCTCGCCACCTGCGACCCGCGCCTCGTCACGCTGTTTGAGGACGTCGTCGTGGATCACGATTGTTACGTCGATTGTGGCGCCCGGCCGGTAGACGAAGAACTCGCCGCAATCGCGAGCGGGCACTCGAAGCTGCTGGACCCCTACGATTCCAAACACGTCGTCGGCCCCAAGCGTCCCCTGTCTGAGGCCGCTGACGTGTATCCCTACCCGACGCTCCTGCCCAATACGCAGATGCCGAAGACGGAGTACGGGCACGCCCTTGGCCGCTTCTACTTCTTCGCCGGTTTCGTGAAGGCGCGCGCCCTCGCGCTCGGTATCAAGGTGCGATGGGGCGGCGACTGGGACAGCGATACCGACTTCTCGGATCAGACCTTTGACGATCTCGTGCATTGGGAGATCGTTGATTGAGGTCGTTGCTCGCCTGCTTGTTCGCCCTCTTGTTTGCCGCGCCTGCGCAGGCGCAGTGGCTTCACGGTAACGAATACGTTGCCGGCGCCGGGATGAATGTCGCGCTCCGCGGCCCCTGGGTCGCGCGCAGCTGGCGCCGTCCCATCCCCCGCTTCTTGCTCGCCCAGACGATCAATCTCGGATACGAAGGGCTCATCGACTGCCACTCGTGGAACGCGCCGGGCCACAGCCCGTGGCGCGACATGCGCGGCCGCCTGCTCGGCTACGTCGCGGCAGAACTCGTCCTCGAGGTTGGTCGCCGGGTGGTGCGCTGATGTACGCGATTACGTTCACGAACGGGACAGTCTGTATGGCGGAACGCGCGGTCGGTGTTCTCTCCGCGAACGATCCCGAAGGGAAGAAGACCTACTACGTCGCGCAAATTCAGGGCGCGCGGCGACGGCTCAAGCCTGAAGAGGTTGACTCCATTACGCTGGTGGCAGCGTGAATCGCGCCGCACGGCGCCGGGCCGCTCGCGGTGAGACCGCCCCGAAAGAGATCCGCTGCCCGGTCCGGATTTCGGAGCCGCCCAAGACGCAGGCCGAGCGCTATGCCCTTGAGCGGCGCTGCCTGGCCGAGGCGAAGAACGCGGGTCACCGCGGCGCCCGGGTCAAGCTCGTGGCGGCGCAGTTCTATAACGCAGCGATCGCCGAGGCGTCGCGCGCCGTTCGCGAGCCTTCGACCCAGCCTTCCGTCCTCACTCGCCCAGGTGCTGCTGTGCCCACTCCACCGGCGCCGCGCGGAATGCAGCAGACAGAGTCCGGCCTCTACGTGCCACAGGAGACACAATGAGAGGTTCGCGTCCCCGCATCTATCTCGCCGGCCCGATCACTGGGTTGAACTACGAGGGTGCTACGGATTGGCGCGAGAGCGTCAGCGAGCAGTTGCTGCCGGGCATCATCGGGGTCAGCCCGATGCGCGGCAAAGAGTATCTGAAAGCGATCGGCACGATCGGCGGCACGTCCGAAGAGGCGTATACGCGCCTCAGCGTGATCTCGCACCCCAAGGGCGTCATCTGCCGAGATCGTTGGGACATCTCTTCGTGCGATGCGGTCCTGATGAATCTCCTCGGCGCCGAGCGCGTCTCCATCGGCACAATGATTGAAGCGGGCTGGGCCGACGCGCACCGGAAGCCAGTCATCGTTGTTCGCGAGCCGTCCAATGTTCATGCGCACATGATGCTGGACGAGATCGCCGGCTACACGGTGCAGACGCTCGAGGAAGCGGTCCACATCCTCAAGATCCTGTTCTACCGGAAGAACGCGTGACCCGTCAGTTCGAGACGGGCGCCACGCGCGATACAGACACGACCAAGATCGATCCGGAAGGCGCGCTATCGCCGCTCGTCCTTGAGCGTTTCGCGGAGTACATGCGCGAGTGCCAAACACGCAATGTCCCCGAAGGGCAAACGATACGGGCCTCTGATAACTGGCAGAAGGGCATCCCACTTAGTTCCTACATCAAGAGCTTGATCCGGCACGCCTTTGACGCCTGGAAGCTGCATCGTGGCTACACAGTGATCGATGCGAAGTCCGGACAGCCGGTGACCCTCGAGATCGCACTCTGCGCCATCCTCTTCAATGTGCAGGGCTACCTCCACGAGCTGCTGAAGGCGAAGGCGACGGCATCGCAGTAGCCGACGCGCCTGGTGTCTGGGCGAGCACTCCCCCGTTTACAGAGAAGGTGAACGATCGCTGGCTCCGGATCACGTGGGCCGCCAAGCATTTCAAGATCGATCGTGACACGCTGTGGCTTTGGGTGAAGGCAGGCGTCGTGGAAGCGCGGATGCAGACCAATGGTGGCTGGCAGGTAAGCGAGCAGAGCCTACGGAAACACTTATTCGGGAGTTCGAATGCTGGCACGTGATGATCGATTCCTCGCCTCGTTGCGCGAGCGCTTCAAGCCCCGCGCGTGGTCGTCTGAGCGACCGGCGACGGAATTTCCGCAGATGGTCATCACGGTGCCGGATGAGTGGGACACCGTTCTCCTCGCCCCGTGGTATGACCTCCACATCGGGGCCAAGAACCATGACGCCGAGCTGCTGAAGCGGCACGTCGCCTGGTTTGAAGCGACCCCGAACGTCCTCGGATGGTTCGGCGGCGATCAGATCGAGAACGCGTCGAAGCTGTCCGTTGGCTCCGGCGTCTACGAGCAGGACTACGACCCCGACAACCAGCTCGTGCAGACGATGCAGCAATTCGCGGCCGTGCGTCACAAGCTGCTCTTCACGCTGCCCGGCAACCACGAGGACCGCACCAACATCATGGGCGTCGACCTCGCGTGGTGGATGAGCGCGATGCTCGAGATGACGTACTTCCCCGACTACTGCTTCTGCACCCTGAAATGGCGCGGCAACAACTTCCGTCTCGCGGCGCACCACGGCTCAGGGGGTGCAGCGACGGCCGGCGCGCAACGGATGGCGGCAAGAAAACCAATCTCGTGGGCGAAGCCGTTCGACCTCTATTGGTCCGGGCACCTGCACCAAGCGTTGGTTGACGTTCTGTATCAGACCGAGTTCGATCAGACGTCCGGGGAGATGGTCGAGCGCGACGCGCTGATCATCATTTCCCCGTCCTACCTCAAATACTTCGGCGGCTACGGCGCCAAGAAGCAGTACAGCCCGGGCACGCGCGGCATCGCTGTTGTCGAGCTCCGCGAAGATGGCCGCATGGACTCGATCATTCACGCGCGCGGCAAGCGCCTCTAGGGAGAGATATGCACGACTGTAACGGAACGCCCCTTAAGAAGGGCGACAAAGTCCTCATTGAGGCCGTGATCGGCGATACCTATGCCACTCCCGATTACTGCAATGTCACGCTGAAGATCGGCTCCGAAAAGCCGCACGGCCCGGACAACATCCAGTCGAGCGTGACACTCAATACGCGCCAGGTCCTTCTCTACCGGAAGGGGGCGTGATGAAGTTCGTCATCGAACGGAATCAGCTGCGCGAGGCGCTGGACGCCATCGTCCCTGTCATCGCCACCAAGACGACTCTGCCGGTGCTCGGTAATGTCCTCCTCCAGGCGCGTGCCGGGAGCGTCGGATTCGCCGCAACGGATCTCGATACCGGAATGAACGTATCCGCGCCCGCTGAGACAACGACGGAGGGCGAAGCGCTCATACCGGCGAAGCGGCTGCAGGAGATCGCGAAGCAATTGCCCGAAGGCGTGATCCGATTCGGGACCGCGGCGGAAGGCCGCATCTCGGTCGAGTCCGGCAAGTCCCGCTTCAAGCTGCTCGGGATGAAAACGGACGAATTCCCGACCTTCCCCAAGCTCGACTTCCCCGGCTTCGGGAGCGCGCGGGCGGGCACGGTGCGCGACCTGATCGATGGCGTTTCCTTCGCCGCGGCGCGTGACGACGCGCGGCCGACCCTCGGCGGCGTCCTCTGGGAGTTTGGTGACAAGACGATGCGGATGGTCGCCACGAACGGCCACCGGCTCGCGAAGATGGAAGCGACGGGGACGTGGTCGAAGGCGCAGCTGATCGTTCCCCCGAAGGCGCTGGACCTGTTCAGACGGATTTACACGGCGGATGATGCGACCGTGCAGGTTGCGACGAGCCAGACGCACATCGGCTTCCTGTCCGGCGAGACCTTCCTGTTCTCGCGCCTGATCGAAGGTCCCTACCCGAAGTACGAGCAAGTGCTACCGAAGGAGAACAACCGGGCGGTCGTCGTCGATCGTGACGCCCTGCTCGCGGCGGTTCGGCGCGTCACCGTCATGGCCGACTCGCAGACGCATCGGATCCGGCTCGCCGGCACCGCGGCGGGCCTCAAGGTGACGACGCAGACCGCCGACCTGGGCGAGGCCTCGGATGAGGTCGCCGGCTCATGGGTAGGCGACCCGATCGAGATCGGGTTCAACGCGACCTATCTGATGGAGACGCTGAAGCGCGTCCCCACGGAGAATGTTCGGCTGACCTTCAAGTCGCCGGTTCACGCGGCGTCGGTCGAGCCCGTTGGTGACTCCTCGTGGTACGGCGTCCTGATGCCGCTCCGGTTGGTCGCCTGACCTTCGCTGGCGCCGTTCGGAGTCTGAACGGCTTACCCGGCATCATCCTCGCAGTGATCGCGGCGCTGGGCGCATTTCAGGCCTACGTCCATAAACGTGAAGAGCTGGCGGTCGCGCGGGCCGAGTGGAAGCAAGAGCGGAACAAGCTGCGCGTCACCATCATCAACGACAGCATCGACGCCGACGCGCGCGACAAGCAACGCAATGACAGTATCGCCAAGCTGACAGCGCGGCTGGGCGCGGCGACGCGGACCGCTGCGGTTGCGGGTCAAGCCTTCACCGTGACGCTCGCCGCGTTGCGGGCCAGTGCTGACTCGAATACGGCCACCGTGCTCGACAGTCTCGAGGCGCAGCACGGGCGTCAAGTCAAGTCACTGTCGGAAGCGGTCGCCACCGCACAGGCGGAGACGCAGGTCGAGCGTGACAAGATCGCCGATCGTGATGCGCAACTGCTGAAGCTTCGCGGCGACCTCGCGTTGTCGATTACACGCGCGGACGGATTCGAGCGCCAGGCGCACCCCGGCGCGATCAAGCGAGTGCTCGACAGTCCGGTCACGCATCTCGTCGCGTTTGCCGCCGGCTATGCACTGGGGGCCAAGTAATGGCTACCCCAAAGAAGGGCTACTTCACAGCGGACGGCATCAAGATCCCGAGCGTGACCACGATCCTCGGGCGCTTCAAGGAATCGGGCGCGCTAATCCGCTGGGCCTACTCCCAGGGTGTCGCAGGCGTCGAGCTCTATGAGAAGCGAGACACGGCGGCCGATGTTGGTACCTACGTCCACGCGATGATCGAAGCCTTCCTCAGCACGGGCGAGATCAATATCCCGGCGCCGGCAGGGATGACGCCGGAGAACATCGAGAAGGCGGCCAGCGCGTTTTCAGCCTTCCGGTCCTGGATCGAGGGCTCGCGTCTCAAAGTCCGGCCGCTGGAGAAGCATTTCGTCAGCGAGGTTCATCGCTTCGGCGGTACACCGGATGCGATCGCCGATGAACCGGATGGCTCGCGGTCGCTCTTGGACTGGAAAACAGCGAAGGCCTACTACAGCGATCAGTTGCTCCAAGTCGCCGCGTATCGGCAACTCTGGAACGAAGTCAATCCTGAGGCACCCATCACCGGCGGCGTTCACATAGTGAGGTTCGGGAAGGACGGCGGAGATTTCCAACACACCTACTTCCCGCCGACGCATCGCAAGCTCGCGGCGGCTTGGCGCATGTTCGTCGTGCTTCGCGAAGCCTACGACCTTGATAAGGTCGTGGCCGGGAAAGACGACTAATGGAGCCGGATCGTTGTGAAGAGGAGCGCCAGCTTGCCCTTCGCCGTGAAAGGCGACGTCGTGTCCACGCGAAGTACCGCGCGTCAGAGAAGGGGCAAGCGACAATAGCGCGGTACCGTGCCTCGGAGAAGGGGCAGGAAGTTTTGAAGGCGGCTGCCGCGCGCGAGCGCTTGACAGCGAAAGCAAAGGCACGAAAACGAAAACACTTGCTGGCGCCATACGGCATAACCGAGCCCCAGTATGAAGAAATGCTCCGGCGACAGAATGGCGTCTGTGCAATCTGCGGTCGCCCGCCCAAAACACGACGCTTAGCTGTTGAACATGACCACCATAGCGGGCGCGTTCGCGGGCTCGCTTGCCACCGCTGCAACAAGTACAAGATCGGCACGAACACGGTCGAGACGGCCCGGAAGGTGCTCGCCTACCTCGAATCGGACTTCGACGGCCGGAAGCTCGTCGCCTGAATGTTCACCGTCGAATGGTTGGTGGACGACGAGTGGACGCTCGAAGGCGGCGACTACTACCTCAGGACCGATGGCGCGGGTGGCGCGATTGCGGCGGCCCGCCGCGGCCAGACGAAGGACGCGAAACCGCGACGCGTCGTCACCTACCCCGGCGGCATCGAAGTCTGGAATGACCAGACCGCGCCGAAGCGCAAACAGAAACCAGCGAGGGCTTGATGGCGCGTTTCAAGAATGTCCAGTGGAATCTGCCCGGCAATGACACGGACAAGGTGGTTACGAATACAGTCGTTGAACAAGCGTTGCTCATGGACATACGCGAGGAATTGCAGAGCATCACGTCCTTGCTTCGCAGAACGTTCAACTGCTCCAACTTCCTGAGCATCCCCAGGACGCTGCGAAGCATGGATCGTCAGATCAAGGCGCAGCGCCGCTGTCCGAAGCATCCACGCTACACCGGCGCTAAGGCGCCCACCGTGGACTGCTTGCCGTGCCGCCGCTTCTACAAAGCGATCTGGAAGTAGATGCCGACGCCCGAAGAGCTGCTGGCTGACGCGCTCGAGGAGACGCCCGAGGCCTCGTCGGGCCTCATGGTCTTGGTCGAGCGCATGGTCGAACTGAAGGGAATGGTTGCGGCGGCGGAGGAGCACCTGCGGGAGCTGCGGCAGGATTACAACGTGGTTCGGCTGCGGTATCTGCCCGAGGCCCTGGCTGACAACGGATTGACCCGCGCCAAGACATCGTACGGGACGCTGTCGCTCCGAACCAAGACGCACGCCTCCATACCGAAGGACCGCCGCGCCGAGGCGCTGCAATGGTTGCTGGCGCATGGCCTAGGCGATGTGCTCACCGTTGAGCCTAAGGCGCTGCAAGAGCTCGTCACCGATCTCATGGAGGCAGGGCGGACGGTGCCCGACTTCATCCGAGTGTTCACCGAAGAGATGGTTGTCCTCACACGAACAGGAGCAGCGAAAGCATGACGCCAGGAACAGACCTCGTCGCGTCGCAGTCGGGCGCGCTTGTCAGCGCAGAACAACAGGCCCAGTGGGCGGCGGATGCCGGCCAGGGCGCCGAGTCGATCGGGGCGCAGGATATCGCGATTCCGTTCATCGGTCACGTCCAAGCGTTGTCGAAGCAGCTGGAAGAGAACGACCCGAAGTATCTCCCGGACGCCCGGATCGGGTCGCTGTTCAACACGGTGACCGGCGAGACCTTCGACGCGAAGGGCGGCATCCTCGTGGTCCCGACCGAGATCCAGAAGGTCGTGGCCGAGATTGAGCCGCGGCAGGAGGGCGGCGGGGGCGGTCGGATCGTGAAGGTCTACAACACGCGCGCCGAAGCGCAGGAGAACGCGGAGACGGGCAACGAGCTGCTGGACGGCTTCCGCGTCTTCGTCCTGTATAACATGAAGAACGGTGGCTGGACGCCCGCCATCATCTCCTTCTGCACCAAGACGAAGGTCTACACGATGAAGCACTGGAACGCGCTGCTGACCGGCATCCGCGTCCCCGGTCCGAACGGCACGAAGATTCAGCCGCCGATCTTCGCGTATCAGTACCGCATCACGTCGGCGCAGCAGAAGTTCGACGCCGGCACGTCCGCCGTGCTCAAGGTCACGAACGAAGGCCCGGCGAGCGATGACGTCTACCAGCAGGCGAAGGTGTTCCGCACAGCGTTGAAGGCGGGCGCGGTGAAGATCACCCCGGAGGAGACGGAAGCGACGACCGAAGAGAAGGACGATCTCCCGTTTTGAACAGGGGATAGGCACGCTGATAAGCGGGGGTCTCGACAGTGCCCCCGCTTCCCTCCCCTCGTCTTACCAAGAGCATCAATGCCTCGTAGAGGACAACGCCACACCCCTGAGAGCTGCGCCAAGATCAGCGCGAGCAAACTCGGGCATACAGTAAGCGCCGAGACGCGTAGGAAGATTGGCGCGAAGAATCGCGTCTTTCGCCCCGGCGAGCAGGGGCGGCAGACGTGGATGACGCACATCCGCCTGACCTACGGCTTAGAGCCGCACGATATCGCTCTACTGTGGGACAGGCAGGTTGGGCTTTGCGCGCTATGCAGCCTGCCCTTAGATGATTCCGTAAGCATCGATCACGACCACTCGACCGAGCGCGTCCGCGGTCTTTTGCACCGCGCTTGCAACGGCCTCCTCGGGCTTATTGAAAGCGTCGGCTTTCCGGCATTGAACGACAGGCTGACCGCCTACTTGAGCACCGCAGCATGACACCAATACAGGCTGTGCCGGAGGAGCTACGCGCGTTACGCCAGTGGTGCGTGTGGCGAATGGAGCCCAATCCGAATGATGCGACCAAGCCTCGGAAGGTGCCCCGCACCGTTACGGGCGACTTCGGTAGTTCCACCAATCCCGCGAAGTGGTCGAGCTATGACGAAGCGTGGGCGGCTTATCAGGCGTCGTTGACCACGGCACGTCCGTTCAATGGGCTGGGTTTCGTGTTTGCGGCGGGCGGCGACTACACGGGCATTGATCTTGACAAGTGCCGCGACGCCACCACGGGGGCGCTTCAACCGTGGGCGCAGCGTCTCGTAGAGCGATTCAACAGCTATACAGAAATCTCCCAGTCCGGCACTGGCGTCCACGTCATCGTCAAGGCAACGCTGCCGGGTCCCGGTAAGAAAAAGAATCGGCCGGACGGCGTTGGCGCTATCGAGATGTACTGCACAGGCCGCTACTTCACGTGGACCGGTGTGCCGCATGCGGGCGCCCCTGCGACCATTGAGGCCCGACAAGCAGAAGTCGCCGACGTCTACGCCCGGCTTGGCGCGGGGGAAGCCGCGCCGGCCGAACATGTGTCCCCATCTGCTGCTTCTGGTCCGCTCACTGCCGAAGATGAAGCCATCATTGCGGTGATCCAGGCCTCAAAGGATGAGCCTGCGTGGCAGCGACTCTTCATCGCGGGCGAGACGCGACCGAATCGCACTGGCTCGGAGAATGATTCTGAACTAGCCTCTATTCTTTGCCGCCACACAGATGATGATGCCACGGTTGAGCGCATCATGCGAGCCTCGCCGATTACGCGCGATAAGTGGGACCGCAAAGACTATCTCGCCCGCACCATAGCTTCCGCACGCCGCAGGACCGGGACCGGGGGTGGTTCGGCTGTGCTCAAGGAAGCGCCGATCATAGACTTTGGAGCATTGCACGACGCGCCGCCGCCCAAGACAGGCTGGTTGGTCGAGAATATTTGGCCGCAGGGCGCGCGAGGCTGGATTGCAGGCGAAGCCAAAATAGGCAAGAGCTGGTTGGCCCTCGAACTGGCCGTTGCGGTAGCGTCCGGTCTCCCGTTCCTCGATAAGTACGGCGTCGCAAACAAAGGCCGCGTCTGGTACTTGACGGAGGAATCAACCAAGCGCTCGATCTATAACCGCGTACGGATGCTACTTCTCGCAAAGAATCAATCCCCGGACATTCTCCGCAATCAGTTGGGCTTCGTCGTACGTGAGCGCGTGAAACTCACTGATCCGCGCTGGCGCGCTCGTCTGCTGACTACGCTCGAGCGTGAGCGCCCGGTCATCGTGTTTATTGATCCACTGCGCCGCTACCACGACGGAGACGAGAACGACAGCACGGAACTTCAACCCGTCCTGGATGCTGCCGCAGAGCTCCAAGAACATGGGCCGGCCATTGTCATCATCCACCACAGCCGCAAGACGTCTGAAGCAAACGCCGATGCCCGCGCGGGACAGAAGCTCCGCGGAAGTTCCGACCTGCACGCGTGGGGCGATGCCGCAATGTATTGCGTCGGCGCCGGAAAGAATGCCTTTGAGGTCGAGGTCGAACTGAAGGATGAAGAGTCGCCGCCCAATTTCGTGGTCGGTATTGAATACGGCGACCCGGAAGAAGTCGATATCGGCGGCGAGCGCGTGGAAATGAAACCGGCGCGTATGCACGTTCGCGGTGAACAGAATCGCGAGCAAGTGGCTATTCGCGAAATGGCGGACAATGCGTTGGCATTCCTCCGCACGCAGACAAAACGCTTGAGTGTCACGGCGATCAAGCAGAACGTTAGCGGCAAGCAAGCAAACATGAAGCCAGCCCTTGAGTTGCTTGAGGAAGAGAAGAAGGCGGACCGGATCGATGGTCCGCACCGGTCCCAACTATGGGCAGTCGTCCCCGCGCAAGCCTCTATCCCCATCGCTAATGCAGCTTCGCCCGACAATCCAATCGAAGAAGACCTCCCCTTCTGAGGAAGATGAATCAATGCACTTGAGGGAATTCATTGCCCGCCACGCCAATCACAACGAGCACCGCAGCATTGTGCGGGCGGTTGCGGACTGGCTCGAAGAGCAGGCGCGGACGCCTAATATCGTCCCTGCGTGCGACGCACAGCGCCGGGTCGATGCGAATGCGTTCCGTATCGCCGCAACCGAACTGCGTGACCAGACGATTGAGGCGTGGGCATGATCGTGCTGAACTACGCGCGGCGCTACCGCTGCGGAGGTTGCAGCGCCCAATCCCCGCGAACCACGCTAGCGGGTCGGCATCTCGCCACTCCTAGCGGATGGCGCTGTTTGCGGTGTTGGCTGGGAAGCGAATCCGTACAAACCCCAGCACGCGACTTTGAACCGGCGCCGCGCGGCGGGTTCGAAAATCAGACCCCTGCTCCCGCTATTGCAGGCGAAGCAGTCGCGTGTCTGAGGGCATCGTAGCGTGTCGCAAGATACGGTCCTCTCCGAATTCCGCGCCCGGCGCGCGGCGGAACGCGCGAAGTGCATCCGGAAATACGGCATCGATGGGTTGGCGCCTGGCGGCGACCCAGCGCGTGACGTCATCGACTATGCGATCAACGAGCTCGTCGGTCTGATCCGATACGCAGAGATGCTCGAGCATCGGCTGAAGGGCTTGGGACTGCCCGAGACGCTGGCCGACGAGGCCTTCTCGGTGTGCCGGCAGATCGCGGCCGCTGGGTCACGCCACGGACTGGACCTGATCGACATTCACCAGAAGCTCATCCGCCGCGGCATATCCCTCGGCAAGCCGGAGGCCGCCTGAACGGTCTCGTGATCGACCTCTTCGCCGGGGGCGGCGGCGCCTCCCTTGGGATTGAGAAGGCACTCGGACGGCGCGTCGACCTCGCGCTGAACCACGATCCGATCGCGCTCGCGGTCCACAAGCAGAACCATCCAGAGACCCGCCATCTCGAGGCCGATATCTGGTCGGTTCGGCCGAGGGACGCCACAGAAGGCAGGCCGGTTGACTTCCTCTGGGCCTCGCCCGATTGCACGCACTTCAGCGTCGCCAAGGGCGGGAAGCCGCGGAGCAAGGGGATTCGCGCACTCGCGTGGGCCGTCGTCCGCTGGGCCAAGGACACGCGTCCGACGATCATCATGCTGGAGAACGTGGCCGAGTTCAAAGGCTGGGGCCCGCTCGGCGAGGACGGTCGCCCGGTCAAGGCGCGGATGGGCGAGACCTTCCTGCGCTGGAAGCGATCGCTGGAGAAGCTTGGCTACACGGTCGACCATCGGATCCTCGATGCGTCCCGCTACGGTGCACCGACGAAGCGGCGCCGACTGTTTATCGTCGCTCGTCGGGATGGCCTGCCGATCGTCTGGCCCGACGCGACGCACGGCCCCGGATTGCTGCCGTTCCGGACCGCGGCGCAGTGCATCGACTGGACGCTGCCCTGCCCCTCGATCTTTGAGCGGAAGAAACCGCTCGCCGAAAAGACGCAATGGCGGATCGCGGAAGGGATCAAGCGCTTCGTCCTCCACAATCCGCAACCGTTCATTGTCGGCGTTGGCGGCCGCGCCGGACAGTCCGATCCGACCGGCGCAGCTGAGCCGGTTGGTACGATTACGGCGAAGAATGGATCGCGCGCTAGTCGCTCCGTCGCTCCGTCGCTGATCAAAGTCAATCACGGTGGGCAGCAGCCTCGCGGCGAGTCGCTGGAAGAGCCGATGAGCACGGTGACGGCACAGCGCCGCGGCCATGCTTTGGTGGCTCCGACGCTGATTCAGACCGGCTGGGGCGAGCGTGAGGGGCAGAAACCGCGCGCTCTGGACATAGAGAAGCCGCTTGGGACGGTCGTCGCTGGCGCGTCCAAACACGCGCTCGTTTCCGCCTTCCTTAATAAGCACTTCACAGGCGTCGTCGGGCAGCAGTTGGACCTACCGATGCCCACTGTGACGGCTCGCGACCACAATAGCGTGACCGCTGCTTCGCTAATTCGCTTCAATCACGACGATCACGGTCTACCCCTGAATCAACCCATGCCCACTATAACGGCCAAGGGTGGGCACCTCGCCGAGGTCCGCGCCTTCCTTATTACCTACTACGGCCAGGGCGTTGGTCAGTCGGCGACTGATCCCATGCGAACGATTACGACGAAGGACCGGCTGGGCCTCGTCACGATCGAAGGCGTCGACTATCAGATCGTGGACATTGGCATGCGGATGTTGGAGCCGCACGAGCTGCTAGCGGCGCAGTTCGGCACCTTCGCGAAGGACTACGACCTCTCCGCGGCCCGGACCAAGACGGCGATGGTCCGACTCATCGGCAACAGCGTCCCCCCTGAAGAAGTGATGGCGCTCGTCACCGTCAACGTCGCCTCCCAACCATTACAGGAGGCTGCGTGAACAAAGTGATCGACCTGATGCAGGCCTTGAAGAACGCCCTGAAGGGTCCGTCCTATCGCGCCTTCCTCGAAGCCAAGGCGGCACTCGCCAAGCCGATCGGCTTCGACTGCGACCCGGATGAAGTCAATCCGATCCTGAAGCCGCACCAGCGAGACGTCGTCGCCTGGGCGGTCCGCGGCGGGCGACGCGCCATCTTCGCCGCGTTCGGCCTCGGCAAGACGATGATGCAGTTGGAGGCTGTCCGGCTGGTCCTAGAGAAGTCGGGCGGTGGGAAGGGCCTGATCGTGATGCCGCTCGGGGTCCGCTCCGAGTTCTACAAGGACGCCGCCAAGCTCGGTCTCACGGTAACATTCATCAGGAGCGTCGAAGACGCGACGGCCGATGGCATCTATTTGACCAACTACGAATCGGTCCGCGACGGCAAGCTCGACCCGCGAGGCTTCACTGCCGTATCGCTGGACGAGGCGGCGGTCCTTCGCGGCTTCGGCGGAACGAAGACCTTCCGGGAGTTCATGCGGCTCTACGAGGGCACCGCGAGCTATCGGTTCGTGGCCACCGCAACGCCGAGTCCCAACGAATACATCGAGCTCCTGAGCTATGCCGCGTTCCTTGACGTCATGGATGTTGGCCAGGCCAAGACGCGCTTCTTCAAGCGGGATAGTACCAAGGCTGACGTACTCACGCTGCACCCCCACAAGGAGCGCGAGTTCTGGTTGTGGGTCGCCAGCTGGGCAATGTTCATTCAGAAGCCGTCCGACCTCGGCTACAGCGACGACGGCTACCTGCTGCCCCCGCTGGAAGTGCGCTGGCACGAGCTGCCCGCGCAGTCGTCGACCGTGGTCTCCGAGCGCGACGGCCAGGGCCGCCTCCTCCACGATACCTCTCTGGGCGTCACCGCGGCCGCGCGCGAGAAGCGGGAAAGTATTCCGGCCCGCATCACTAAGCTGCGGGAGCTCGTCGGCGCGTCCCGTGAGCAGGCGGTCGTTTGGTGCGACCTGAACGATGAGCAGGAGGCGATCGAAGGCGCGCTGACGGCTGAAGGGCTGAGCGCGACCTCGCTGTACGGCGCGCAGGACGTCGACACTCGTGAGGAGCTGCTGCAGGCCTGGCGGGACAACAAGACTACCGTCTTTCTCAGCAAGCCGATGATGTACGGCGCCGGCGTCAACCTCCAGCAGTGTCATCGGATGTTCTTCGCCGGGATCGGCTTCAAGTTCGCCGAGGTGATCCAGGCGGTTCACCGCATCTACCGGTTCCTGCAGGAGCAGCCCTGCACCGTCGACTTCATCTATACGGAAGCCGAGCGCGAGGTTCGGAAGATCCTCGAAGGCAAGTGGCAGAAGCACAACGAACTCGTCGCCAAGATGGGCGAGATCATCCGCGAATACGGGCTGTCCCAGGCGGCCATGCTGTCGTCGCTGCAGCGCTCCATCGGAGTGACGCGCGCCGAGGCCTCGGGCGAGCACTACCGGCTGATCAATAACGACGCGGTTGACGAGACCGCGCAGCTGCCCGACAACAGCGTCGATCTGATCATCACGAGTATCCCGTTCGCGACCCAGTACGAGTACACGCCGAGCTACAACGACTTCGGGCACACGGAAAGCAATGCCCATTTCTGGGAGCAGATGGACTTCCTCACCCCGCAGATGCTGCGGGTCCTGCAGCCCGGCCGGGTCTGCGCCATTCACGTGAAGGACCGGATCGTGCCCGGCGGCCTGACCGGCCTCGGCTTCCAGACCGTGGCCCCCTTCCACGCGGAAGCGATCTCGCACTACCAGAAACACGGCTTCGCCTACCTCGGCATGAAGACGATCGTGACCGACGTCGTCCGCGAGAACAACCAGACGTACCGGCTCGGCTGGACCGAGCAGTGTAAGGACGGGTCGCGGATGGGATGCGGGATGCCGGAATACGTCCTGCTGTTCCGCAAGCCGCCCACCGATTCGAGCAATGGCTACGCCGACACACCCGTGGTCAAGGACAAGTCACGCTATACGCTGGCGCGCTGGCAGGTCGACGCGAACGGCTTCGCGCGCTCGAGCGGGAACCGGCTGCTCGCACCGACCGATCTCGAAGGGATTCCGCACGCGGCGATCTACAAGCTGTTCCGGAAGTACAGCCTCACGGAGACGTACGACTACGAGCAGCATATCGCGCTGGTGCAATCGCTGTTGGAACGCCGAATGCTGCCGGTGACGTTCGCGCTGATGCCGCCCCATTCGTGGCATCCGGACGTCTGGACCGACGTCGCGCGCATGCGCACGCTGAACACGTTTCAGAGCCAGAAAAACAGGGAGATGCACCTGTGCCCGCTGCAGTTCGATATCGTCGACCGGTTGATCGTCCAGCATTCGATGGCGGGCGAGACGGTATTCGATCCGTTCGCGGGGCTCGGGACCGTCCCGTATTGCGCGGTCAAGCTCGGCCGGCGAGGCCTCGGCGTGGAGCTCAGCGCGACCTATCACGCGGAGGCGGTCCGCTACTGTGAAGCCGCTTCGCAACAGCGCGGCGTGCCCAGCCTGTTCGACCTTGAGGACGACGTCACGGATGAGGCAGCATGATCGCAGGCGTCTACGTCATCTATTTGACTGGGACGTTTTACGCTTATGCCGGGCAATCCCGCGACGTCGAGGCGCGATTCCGAGAACACCGCGACGCGTGGGTGTGGCCTAACGCTGCTGAATACGTCGTAGTTCGCACGATGCCAGACGCGACTCGCCAGCAACGGGAGCGCACAGAGACCGCGTTGGCGAGAGTGCTGCGCCGTCGCGGCTACGTACTTCTCAGCCTGACTCCTTCGGAAGTTGGACAGAAGCGACAGACTCTAAGATGGCAGGACCCAGCATATCAAAGCGCCATGGCGCGTCAGCGGTGGGCGACTTGGACGCCGGAAGAACGGCGGGAGCGGATGACGCGGGTGTCGCATGCTCGGTGGCGGAAGAATGTTGCCTGACCTATCTCGCTATGATCGCTTTTCCGTTGATACCGAAACTACCGGCCTCGGCTATCGTGACCGCGTCGTTGGCATTTCGGTAGCTACTCCAGATGGAATGTCCTACTACGCCGGCTTCGGGCACGACACCAGAACGATTGGGTCGATCTTCGACGCCCCAACTGCCGCCAACAATCACTCCTTCGAAGAAGTCCGACGCTGGGCAGAGCAAGAGTTCACACGGGAGCATCAGCTCAAGGTTTTTCATAACGCACCTTTTGACCTGAGGCTGCTGGCTTACTCTGGCATTGTGCCGCGCGGCCGCATCGAGGACACGCAGGTCGCGGCGCCGATCCTGAACGAGCTTGAGCCCGCGTTCTCGCTCAACGCGCTGTCCAAGAAGTACCTCGGTCGCGAAAAGAGCGACGATGCCCTGAACGAGTGGTGCACCTCCGCCTTTGGCGGCCGGGCGACGCGGAAGGATCAGGCGAAGAACTACTGGCGGGCGCCCCACCACATCGTGGGGCCGTATGCGCAAGGCGACACCGAGTTGACCCTCGCGCTCTACGACCACCTGCGGCCGCTCGTGACCGCCCAAGGGCTCGACCCAATCTACGGCCTCGAGACCGCGATCATCCCGATCGTGACCGAGATGCACCTCACCGGGGTGCGCGTCGACCTGGACGCGGCGCATGCGCTCGACAAGGCCCTGACCGCGCAACTGACCATCCTCCGCGAGACATGGGACCGCCTGAGTGGCGGCGCCGATCCGGGCAAGACGCGCGAGATCGCGGCCGTATTCGAGCGCAACGGCATCCCGGTCAAGACGACGGCGAAGGGCAACCCGTCGATCGAGTCGGAGGACTTGGAGCACGTCTCCCACCCGCTCGCGCAAACGCTCGTGAAGCTGCGGCGGCTCACGCACTACCGTGACACCTTCGTCCGGACCTACATCATCGGCAACGCGGACGAGACCGGCATTGTCCACGGAGAATTCCACGCGCTGAGAGGGGATGACTTCGGCGCCGTCTCCGGCCGCTTCTCCTCCGGACTGAGCGACGGCTCGCTCAACCTGCAGAATCTGCCGAAGCGCAACAAAGAGTTTGCCCCGCAGATTCGCGGCCTCTTCGTGCCCTACCACCGCGGCTGGCACTGGCTGAAGGCCGACTACTCGCAGATTCAGTTCCGCTTCTTGGCGCACTACGCCGCCCGCATCGGCCACAAGTCGCTGGCCCGGACCTACCATGAGCGGCCGCAGTGGGCGCTCGACCCTAAGACGGGCGAGGTCGATTTCCACCTCGTCACGGCGGGGATAACAGCTATCCCACGCGATGACGCCAAGCACATCAACTTCGGCTGCGTCTTTGGGATGGGGAAGAAGAAGCTGGCCAAGAAGCTCGGCCGATCGGAAGCCGCGGCCGAGCGAATCCTCGATGAGTACCATTCCAAGCTGCCGGACGTCCGCGCCACCTACGACGCCGCGTCACGCCGAGCGAATGACAAGGGCGAGATCGTCACCTATGGCGGCCGCGTGCGCCGGTTCCCATCGGCCGAGGACGCGAAGGCCCGCGGCTGGTCGGTTCGCGACAACGAGAAACACGTCGGTTGCCACAAGGGACTCAACGCGCTGCTGCAGGGCAGCGAAGCCGATCTCGTGAAGCAGGCGCTCGTCGGTCTCCGATCGATCGCCAAAGAGCACGGCGCGCTGCTGCACATGACGGTCCACGATGAATTCGACTGGAGCGTCGCACCCGATCAGCTCGTCCCGTTTGGCCGCCGCGTGCGCGAGTTGATGCAGGACTGCAAGCTGCAGGTCCCGGTGCTCGCGGAGGTAACGTACGGCAAGGACTGGGGCCACGCGGAAACGAAGCTGCAGGACTTGGCGGCTGCGGCATGAAGGAAACCGAACTGGCCGCTGCGGTGGTCGCCTATTTGCGCGACCTCGGCTGGGACGTTCACCAAGAAGTTGGCGGACCCGGTCCGCGTGCCGACATTGTCGCGGTCAAAGGGCCGCTGCTCTACGTCATCGAGACGAAGATGTCGCTTGGTCTCAGCGTACTTGGACAGGCCCGGAATTGGTTGGGCTACGCCAATCGCGTGAGCGTTGCCACTCCGGAGCCATCTCGCTACCGCAACCGGACCGAACGTTTCACGGCGCGGGCGGTTCTGCAGGACTGGGGTATCGGTCTGATTGAGGTCGCGTGCCGTTACTCTGGAGAGACCGAAGTGCGCGAGGAGCTTGCGCCGAAACTATGGCGCCAGACGCCGACGAAGTATTGGTTGCGCGACCGCCTGTGTGATGAGACGCGTACCTACGCGGCCGCTGGCAACAACGAGGGTAAGTTCTGGTCCCCATTCAAGGCGACGATCGCCGAGATTCACCGCGCCCTAAAGGAAACGCCGGCGGGTCTGACGACGCGGCAGCTCGTTGACCGGATCAAACACCACTACCATAACGACTCACTCGCGCGCAGCGCCCTCCCGGCTTGGCTCCGGTACGGGAAGATTCCCGGCGTGCGCGGCGGCGACGAACGCCCGATGCGCTGGTACCTCGCAGCATGAGGCGCCCCAAACCGCCGGCCCAGAATGAGGTCCTGACGACGTCGGAAGTGGCGCGCTGGCTGCGCGTTTCCGAGCGCACCGTGGAGCGCCACTACACCACCTTCCTGCCCGGCCGCTACCTCGTGGCCCACGTCCTCGCAATGATGGCAAAGCAAGCTAAGGTCGCATAAGCACTTAGCGACCCCTTGTCAGTAGGCGTATCGCATAGTATCGTACCGTATACACTAGAACACGGAGGATACGGTATGTTACGCCTCAGGCCAGTCTTACAACTCCGCACGATTTGCGCGTGGTGCGACGCCCTCATTCGTGAGGGGCCGCTGACCCCGGGAGGCCAGTGCTCACATGGTATCTGCCGCGATTGCGCGCAGACCATTTTCGGCTACGATCCCGGGCCCCCGATAACCGATCTAGTAAGGAGGGCGCATGCGCTCGCTAGACATTGATATCCGGTTCGACGGCAACGCGGTTCGTGTGAAGAAGGCGAGCGGCGTTGCCGTACGCCAGAACGCGGCCGCGATGGAGGCGATGCTCCGCCTACTATGGGACCAGCCCGAGAACCGGCACCACGTGGAAGCCGTGATGAAGGATCGTCGCCTCATGACGGATCTCTATATCGCCTACCTCCGCGGCAAACTGAACGACCTTCCGGCCGAAGGCGAGGAAGAGCTCGAGGGCGCCAAGGACGAATGGATTGCGACCTTCCAAGCCTCAGAAAGACACAAGAACGCCTGCCGCGGCGCGCTGGCGACGCTCATTGCGCAGGTACGGCATCGCGCCAAGGTGTCTGATCTGCCCATGCTCCTAGAGACGTACAGGCGGAAATGCGTCACGGGCGCCACGCCGCGTATGTTCAATTACGCGAAGCAGGCGTGCCTTGCCTTCGTACGCGACAAGTACGGGAAGCGGCATCCGCTCCGAACGAGCGTCGCTGACGTCCCGCCGATGCAGGAAGTCAAGAACGGCGTGAAGGGCCTTACGGTCGCGGAGGCGCGCGTTGTCAGCAAGAGACTTCTTGAGGCGGGCCGCGCGGCGTCGGATCGCATCTGGCGCGCGATGTACTGCACTGGCATGGGACCGACTGAGTTCTACGGCGAGTGGAGCGTCGAGCCGGATCACGTCCTGATACGCGGCACGAAGCGGCTGGGGCGGCGCTGGGGTAGCGAGGGCCGCAAGGTCCCGCTCATTGTCGCGCCGGTGCGGCCCGAAGTCACGGTAGAGGTATTCCGGCAGGATCTCCGCGTCGCTGGCGCCAGTCCCTACCAGGGGCGCAAGACGTTCACACGGCTGATGGAGACGGCGCAGATACCGCGGACCCGCCGCATCCTATATCTCGGTCACGGTGTCAAGGACGTGACCTTCCTTTATGAGGCTTACGAGATAACGGCCTTCCTCGCGGAGGACCGCGATAGACTACTGAAGCAGCTGGGGCCGGATATTAGCTTGCAGATTTCACGGGAGCGCGGCCTCGTGCTCGCTCCAATGGCCAAGGAGGCCTGATGTCGAACGTTCAGAAGATGCTGCCGTGCAAGACGTGTGGAAGGCAAACGCCGCACCTCGTGTCGGCGCCCAATCACGTGCTGCACCTCCTGTTGTCACTGGTCACTTTTGGGCTCTGGCTGCCGATCTGGATTCTGATCGCCTTCTTCTCGGGCGCGAGTCCCACCTGCATGACGTGCGGGATGACGTACCAACGCCATCTCTTCGAGCGCGTCTAGGGACTCGCGTCCTAGGGGCTGTCGGTGACGACGAACTCGGGCGGGCCGTAGAGGACGACCCGCTCGTCCCAGCGGTCGCCATTCTGATTGAAGCCCCACACATCGATCGGCTCGCCGGCGTTCAGTCGCGCGCACACGTCCTCGAGCGTGCCGGTTGTGTACCACGTCGTCCCCTCGTGCTTGATCGCTATTCTATCGGTCACAGCGGTTCCTCTTTGCCGCAGTCTGGGCAGCGGCCGGCAGGGTATGCGTCGCCTACGAAGGGATAGACGATGACGAGGTGTTGTGGTTCACCGCAGTCGAGACAGCGGGACAGAACCCAATCAAACCGGGGGCAGTGCGGCATCGGTGTTCCGCTTCCACAGATCGGCATGCGAAGCCCGCTTCGCCGCGAACTGGGCAAAGGCATACGCGCTGAACCATTTCAGGGCGTCCCACCATTCGAGCGGCACCACGAGCGGGTGCAGCTGCGTTGACGCGAGGGCGAAGCACAGGGCGACGAGCCCGGTGCCTAGCCAGGCGCCCAGCATGGCCACGCCGATCGCGTTGGTGAGCGGAAAGGAAGCGAGTTTCGACCAACGCTGCGGCGCCGTCATACGAACTCCGCGCTTTCCAAATAAGAAAGTGCCCGGCGCAGCAGAGAGGGATTATCGCCTAAGAATCCTAGCGCACGGTTACAACTGTCGCACAGGATACCACGCACCTTTCCGGTCTGGTGATCGTGGTCAACACAGAGTTGATACGTACCCCTTCTGTTTTTTTTCTCCTCACAAATCGCGCAACCGCCGCCCTGTCGAACCAGTAATTCCTGATACTGCGCAATCGTTAGGCCGTACACGGTACGGAAGCGCCAGCGTCGAACCTTTGCGCGTGTCTTGTCACGGTTGGCGGCGGCCCATTTTCGTTCTCGCTCGCGTATCCTTTCGCGATTCCGAAGGTAGTAGGTCCTATCGTACGCCCGCTTCTGTTCTGTGTTCACGGGCCGCGCCGCTGCGGATAGCGCCACGTGGTCGGGCAAGTGTAGAACTCGCCCTCCCGCGGCTCATCGACGCCCATGTCCATGATGCAGGCGGATTCATCGCTCGAGATGACGACGCGCATCGGCGTCACCATGTCGACGTCGGCGCGGAACCAATAGCTGTGGCGCCACACCTCGGGATTCGGGTTGTACCAGACGCCACGCACCAACCGCGCGCCCGGGTCAGCGGCTCGCGCAGGGACGCGAATGGAGCCGTGCGCACAGGCGGTGATCAGGGCGACGAGTAGGAAGGCGAAGCGAGTCATTGGGCCTCCGTGGGCCAGTAGCTCTTGAGCAGGAGGTAGCGGACGCGATGCGTGAGGACTTTGTCGGCGGGGTCTGCGTCATCCCAGCCACGCAGCGCCAGCACCGCCCGCGCGAACCGATCGGCGAAGCGTTCGGAGCCTGCGTCAGACGTCCCGAACGCGTAGTGGTGCCCGAACTCATGCGCCACGGCGCCCCACGGTGTGGCGACCGTGAGCGGGTGCTGGTATCCGCCCCATCCGGTAGCGCACGTCCCGGCGCGGATAAAGAGCATGTAATTCGTGAGACGCGTCTGAACGCTGACGATGTGGTGGAACGGCTCGTGCAGCCCGAGCAACGTCGGCCCGTAGTGCGCGAGCTCAGTCGCGTTGACCGTGTCGATCGTCACATCGCCGGCGATGCGCGTCAGCGTGTCGAGCCAGCCAGGACCGACGCCGGGGAGCGCCGCGACGATTCTTTCAGGTCCGCGTTCCAGCCAATCGATCCGCGCAGCTGCGCCCAACGCTCCGATGAGCAGTGCAACGGCGCCAACGAGCAGGAACGAGAGCAGACGGGTCAAGGACATATGGTCGGCTGGGACCGACAGATGAAGCGGCGCAGCAGCGCGTTCGTGCTGTCCTGGCGGAGCGCCACGGCTTCTAAGCGGGCCAGCGCGAGGCTGAACTCCGGCCGCTTCACGGTATTGGAATCGAGGCGGGCGACGGTCGCAGCGAGGGCGGTCGCCGTGGTGCGCTCGCCGCGGGCGTACCACCCGGCTGTGAGGCCCAGCAGGAGGGCGGCGGCGATGGGGCCGCCCAAGACCTTGGCCTTGGCGATTAGGGTTGAGATGATGGCGTCAGGCATAAACGACTACGCGACCGCAGGACGCGCGCTCGGCGCGGCCGGGTATCCGTGTGAGGGGGTCGGCACGAGGGCGTCGGGGCGTGGCGCCGGTTGAAACTCTTGAGCACGAACCGGTACACACTTTGCCGGGGTGGGCTGCCGCAACGCCGCGTTGGCGGAGCGGTAGCACGGGTTGCAGACGGCGATGCGCGTGCCGGCCAGCGGCTGGTCAGTGGCGCGCAACCAGCGGGGCGCGTTACCCTCAGGCAGCGTGTTGGGGCAACGGCCACAGGCCATATGGGCGAGGTTCGCTAGCTTCATTGCGGTTCCCGGGAGGTTGTAAACGGGGCTACCTAAAGAGTATACGCCCGAATACATCCGTCCTTGCGCCCCGGACCATGCCTGACTAGCTTTGGAGCACCTACAAGGGAGGGGGTTCTATGAAGACGTGGGCGTTACTGCTGCTACTCATTCTACCGGGAGTCGCTTGGGGTCAATCCTCCGGGCCGGCGAAGTACCTCGCGCAGCGCTGGGGCTGCGATCCGGCCCGCGCCGACAGCGTTCTCACGCTCGCCCGCGTGGCGTTTAAGGGGCGCGGCGTCCCCGTCCCGCGCGTCGGTGAGCTTGGCTGTACCGCGCTCGCCCGCATTGGCGGGTACCCGCGCTACACCCAGGTCAATAACCGGCGCATCGTCCACATTGGGCGCAACCGTTATTTCGTGCTCGAGCATAGGGAGACGCGGCCCGATGCGCCCGTGGATTTTAGCGAGCTGTCCAGCACCGGGGTTGTGCTATTCAACCGTACGTGGGTCGTTACCGATGTTGTCTGGAGGCAACCGTGAAAACGCTCAAACTGATTTGGCTCGCCGTGATGATGGCGCTGGTAGGATGCGGGACGGAGACCGTCGGGCCGGCCACAATCCCGCCTCCGCCGCCGGTGATCGTGAAACTCATCATGGCGTCGGATACGGGCTTCTGGCGCGGCAACGCGCTGCGGCTTTCGAGCCTCGTGCGCGGCGCCGTGAATAGCGACGGCGATACGGTCGTGGCGCCTGCGGTCACGTGGACGCTACCGAGCGGCTTCGTACGGCAGGGCGATTCCGTGCTCTCGACGCGTGAGGCACGAGGAACGCTGCAGGCGTCGGTCGGTGCGATCAGCGCGGCTATGACAACCACGGTCCTCACTGACCTTTCGGAAAAGACCTGGCGCATTGAGTACCGCTGCTACAACAGCGCCGTCCATATGCGCGCCGTCGAGAACCCGCCGATCGGCCAGGACTCGGTGATCCGCGAGTACCTCGACGGCGCGCTCACCTACACCACGAGTCAGTGGGACGATCTCCGGGGCACGATCGCCGCGACTGAGCGCGTCATCCGGTTCTGGAAGGACGGTATGGTCGATACGACGATCCAAAGCGCATCGACAGTGCAAATGGTCCAGGACACCGCCAAGGCCGCTGTCTACGTACGGAACGTGGAGAACTTGAAGATGGAGTCCGATACGCCGCGCGTCTATCGCGCCGCTTGGAAGTATCCAAATACGACGTGGTGCGATTCCGGTTACATCGGGGGCGGCTCCGACTTCATTCTCCGCGAGCCTTGACGTTCGGCTCATCCTCGCGCGCGATCACCTGCTCACGCCGGATCGTCCCGCGGCAGGCGTCGCATAGGTAGAGCTCGGCCACTGGGACGTCGGCGAGATGGGGAAACCGGGCGAGCACGGCCGCCAGGCGCGCGGAAGCGAGATCGCCAAAATGCACGAGGGCGTCAGCCGCCACTAAGCGCCGATTGCAGCACCGGGGCGGGCCTTCGCCCTGGTCGCGGTCGATGCTCAAGCCTCGCGGCTCGATCCCGGCCACATCCGCCCACGTTTTCATCATGCTACCTCCTGCGCAATCCAGATCACGTGATCCCCCGTTGCCGGGATCGCGCTCTTAGTCGTGTCCGCCGCCGTGGTCCAAGTGACGCCGCGGAAGGCGTCGGTGGCCCCGTTGTCGCCACCACGCACGATGAAACTCCCCGTGGCATCATGAACGACGAACGACTTCGCGCGGATGCGGATATCATCGTTAGCGTCGAACCCCGAAACGACGATGGGCTTTTGCTCATGACTGAAGGTCGATGTACCGGCAGATGAACGCGCGTAGGTAAACGTCGCACGCTCGACCCAACCGCCGCCATCGTTCGACTCGAGCGCGACCGTGAGCGTCACCAGCGGATCAACACCCGGCGCCGACAGCGTAACCGAGCAGAAGTAGTGAACGGTATACGTGTCGTCGTTCGCCGGCACATTGGCCCCGAGGTCCACCTCGGTCGTCTCTCCCACCGCGTCAACGACGTCGGAGGCCGGGAAGTCCACAGCCCGCGCCGTCGTCGCCCCTACCTGCACAATCTGGGTGCGAGACTTGAACCCGCTCGCTGTCACATCAAACGCCTGGAGGCGGAGCCGCTGTCGCACGTTACCCAACTCTTCTGAATACGAGACGTACTGCCCCCCCTTGAAAAGAATCATGGGCGGGCTCTGATACGTCTGTCCGAACGTGATCCCCGTAACGTCGCCGTCAGTATCCGGGCCATTGACCGTGATCTCTTCCCGGTGGCGGTACAGCTTAAAGACGACGCCGCCCTCTTTGATGCCGTTGCCGGGATCCAGCTGCACGGATGCATCCGCCAAGACACCGGTGTTGGTTGCGGCCACGAGCGCGTACTTCCCATCGGGGTACGGTTCACTTCGAACCAGCGGATACACGCCGACGCCGGCCTGCGCATTGATCGCCTTCAGCAGGACGTCCTTCGGAACCAGATCAGGCAGGGCCGACCAGGACGTGGACCACGCACCCACATCGACGCCAGCGCCCTTATGCCGCCAACGGTAGTGCCAGCGATCGGTCGTGCTCGGCCGAGGATCGACGACGATGCCCCCACTCGCCGGTAGCGGTGGCAAATTGTCAAGCAGCGTGGCCCACGTGCCGGGCGAACCGCCGGAGTCGGGCGCACGCTGTACCTCCGACTCGCCGCCCCAGGGACGCCCCGTCGCCACTTCCCGACCGGGCACGAGATTGAACGCTATACCGGTCAACCGGAGGCGGAACGGATCGAAGGGCTGAATGATCGACATCAGGGCTTCCCAACGAGTAGCGCGAAGCCGCCGGTAGCGGGCGCCGCCCCGGCCGAGCCGGTCGTCGTCACATCTACGGTGACCTCAGACGAGAGAGCGGCATCGCCCAAGTAATGACGGAGGCCGACACGGTACGTCGTGGAAACAGTGAGGACCAGGCCGGAGATATCGCCAGGTATGTCAACGAAGGTCGAGCCGGGCGGCATCCGCGCGATGACGACGCGGGGGTCCGTCGTCGGCTGCGCGAGCAAGACCTCGACGCCAAGGGTCGCATCGCCATTGGTCCAACTCACCCGGAACGACTTGCCAGTCTGTAGCGAGCCCGCGGGCGCCGACGGCGCCGCCAGCGTGGCCAGGTCGACGCGCCCCGTACCGCCCGCCGCGACCCATGCACTCGGCAGCTTGTAATCAACCCGAGCATCAGGGAAGGAGCGGCCGCGGAACCATATGCGCTTCCCGGCCGGGAGTTGGCGCACCGTTACCGTCACGCTCGTGCGGACCGGGCCGCCCTCGTAAGGAGTCCACGCGCGATCCGCTTCAACAGGTGCGATGCCGATGGACGTCGGCGTCACCGCGTAGTGGACTTCGACGGGGTAATCCCCGCTCGCTAGCGTCACCGCCGTCGTCGCTCCCGCCGTCGTGTTCCCCGTTTCCTGCGCCGGCGCACCGAGCGTAGGCGTACCGGCCGCCGTACTCAGACCTAAGTCCTCAACGTTCAGGATAATTGCGCCCTGACTCTCTGTTCGTTCGGCCACGCGCACCAAGCGGGTCCCGCCATGCTTATTCGTTCCCGGATCGGGAATGGCCCGGACAGCCAGCTTCCGAAGTTCGCCCGGCTGCGTATCGCCGTTGCCTCCCCGTTTACAGACAAGCGGAATGCTGACGCCGCCCACGCTGTAGGGTCGCGCCATTTCTGTTACCAAGTCCACCAGCCGCCGCTCAAGGTAAATGCCGCGCGACTGCTCCTCAATCAATTCGCCCGGCATCGCGCGGAACCCTTTCGCGTCAATCTTGAACGGTTCGTCACCAAGATCGACGGACCCGAGGTCGAGAATACTGATCGGGTGGCGCAGCTCATCGAACCCGCCCTTGGCGATGCGCGGGTACAAATCCGTGCTGGAGGCGATATCGTCTACGGATTGCAACACGTCCGTATACCGCGCCCCATCCATCCGAGTGATCGCGCGGCCGCGGTCGTACTTCCAACCTGGCGGCTCCTTCGTCACGAGGTCCGCGTCGGTAATCGTCGGGACAGCGGAGACGTCGCTCGGAAGCCGAAGATCGACTGGGACGACGACACCGGCCCCATTCCGGTAGTAGGCGAGGTTGCAGGGACGCAGAATCTCACGCTCGATGAACTTCCCACGCGGCTCTCGCTTCGTGATCCGAAACCGCATCACGGGGAAGCGCTCGTCAGCCTCGAGCGCCGCGAACTTCGCGGCGTCGAACGGAATCGGTATGCGCGGGTCGCCGTAACTCTTGCCCGGCGGCAGCTGCTCCGGGTAGGACCACGGGTAACCGAACTTTCCCTCAAGCAGGTAGCGCCAGAGCTTCGGGCCGTTCAGCCCGTCGATCAGGAGGGGCGTATCATCAGACGCGAGCTGATCCGCGTAGACGG